CCGGATTCGCGAGGATTCCGCGCGGAACTCCGCCGAAATTGACGGGGAATCGGCGGCTTCCGAAACGCCGTGCGGCGGGGCGTCCGCCGCAAACACGGCATCCGACGGCAGTACGCGGAGTGAAGAACCGATATATAAAATTCTCCGCTCTTATAACATTAACCATGAGTTAGAGCTATTCAAGCTGGCGGTTGATATAACTAACAGCACTACGGACTACCTGACAGACTACTTATGCGGTGATAAACCGTGGGAAGACCGCAATAAACTTGAAGCGAACATCATGGCGGCATACAGCCTGCTCCGCGAAACATGGGAGCGGATTAAGCAGGAGCGCGGAATATGAGCGAAGAGGTAATAGCGGTTAAACAACAGATCACCGAACTTAAGACAGTTAAATTCGACAGGCCTTTCGGCGGGATACCTGATCCGTTCAGATACTGGAGCAACCTTGAAGAGGGCGAGGCGTTAGATTTGCTCCCGCTCTTTGAAATAGCGGTTCGCGAGCGTAAATTGACCGAATCCGACGATATTGAAGCCGCAGAAAAAATGCTGCGGGATTTGCAAAGCGGCGAAGCGGTCGGTCAAATATATTTTCGCGGAGATGACGAGAAGGGCGGGAAGACACTAGATACGCTTATCGCGAAAATCAAGGCGACCCTGACGGAAGCCGAACAAAATGCGGTTAAGAAGCATTGTCAGGAACGGCCAATGACGGCGGCGGAGCGAGGGATAACGGACGGTTACATTAAACTTGCCGAGGCAATCAGAAATGACTGAAATACCTAAGATAGACATGACTCTCACAGAGACACCTGTAGAAGCTGACGTCCGCGAGCTCCCATACGCCCGTCCGTTAAACTTACGCTATTAATTTTGAAAAATCGGCGCGAAACGGTTATCTTTAGTAAGCAGGTTAGCAAGACCGCGTCACGAACCGTACGACTGATGGAGTGCTGTATGTGGGATGAAAAAGTAGTCGAGGCGTACTATAAGCCCGTCTTTAAAAGGCCTTGCATATTGTCGCGGTTGCGGCAGACTTTAAGACTCGCATATAAGCGGCTTTTGTCGCGGGACTTTCCGCTATTCGGGTACAGAATCTGGAAACCGTAGCTAAAAAGACATACCGCGGGGTACAGTAGGAGTTACTGACGAGGCCCATAACCTCGGACACGCAGGTGCAAATCCTGCCCCCGCTAATTACATATCGGCGCGGCTCAATAGGTTTAGAGCGCTACCTTGCCGAGGTAGATGTTGCGGGTTCGAGACCCGCTATCGGTTCCGCGATAAAGGAGGACGCTATGAAAGACAAAGGAAATTGGGACTACGACCATCGGGAAGAATTCAGGACGAAAGGCCACGTCCCGTACTCTATGCTCGACAGAAGCCATACGAGCAGTTCCAAGTGGGCGCAGGATAGGCGTCAGCATAGTTCGTCCGAAGCCCGCAGACGATATAAGTCGTCTGCGAACAAGCATACGCGGCAGTATCTAAACAAGCGAATGGAAGAGGCGATTCAAGATGATAATTAAAGCCGAGATAAACGTTCCCGATAAAATCAAGGGCAAGTGTTATAATAACGACGACCACCCGGAAAGACCGAGCGAACATTGCGACTGGCTTGAAACATGTTTAGACGGAGGAAACTTTTGCATAGTTTTTGAGCAGGACGTGAACGCCGCTATGGATAAATGCGAGAAGTGCGAAACGCAATGCAGATCGCAGGAGGCCGCGGCATCCGACGAATTCGCCTTGGACGCTCTCGGAAACCATGTGAGGGTCGGCGACTACGTCATACATCAGTGGCGGCTAAGGAAATCAAAGTGGTACCACGGCAAAACCCTAATGTTGCAGTCGAAAGTGGCGGAGGTGTACCCTGACCGGCGGCGAATACGTGTCGCGGCGTACCAATCGCTAATAGCGTGGGACAGAGAGAACAGCCCCGACACTATGGTTATCAGGCATTTCGTTCTTTTAAAGAAATGATTTTTGGCGGGGTAGACTAACGGCAAGTCAGCGGCCTCGAATGCCGCCGGCCTCACGGCCTTCTGGGTTCAAATCCTAGTCCCGCCGAGTTTAGGAGGAGCGCGTTGACTGTAAGCAACCTGCTTTGAAAGTAGGCGATGCCTTGAAATAGGCGTCGGGAGTTCAAATCTCTCCTCCGTTATCAGGCATAAATATTTTTCGGTGTCGAAAGGCGTACTGTAGTAGGACACGCGCCCGTAACTCAGTCGGGAGACTTCCGCCCTTTCGGAGCGCGTCTAACCATCTGGGAGGCTGTCATGGATGTTGCAGGAACTCTTTCGGTTCAGTCGGCGATAGCCGCCGTTTTGATGATAGCCGCGCTCGCGATGCTTTCGGCGGTGACGGTTCTCGACCTCTACGTGTGCAGCGGAATGCGCGACTTCCTGCATGACGCGCGGGAATACCTGTCAGCCGCCACCGGAGCGTGGAAAAGAGCCCTAGAGCTAAGAGCGGACATAGAGGTGAAACTGATGGGATTCGCCGACGGCTCCGCCGAAACGCCGCCGCGCGTCTCCGGCGCGGCAACGGAAGACGCCGAAATTTGCGGCGAAAATACGGCGAAGCCTTCGGCGGACGGCGCAGGCCGAGCCGGTTAGAGGCCGCGAAGGATTCGGTAATCAAAGGAGGCTATATGCGTAAGGCGATGCTATGGGCGGTCAACGCGGTTATCCGAAAACTATATGCCGTTCAGCGTCTTCTGTGGTTCTCGCTGTACGGACGGAAGAACTGAGGAGGGTTGAAAATGCGCGACATATTGTCGCAAGACGAAATCGACGCGTTGCTTAACGGGTTGGGCTGTCAGGACGTTATTTTTTCCAAACCTAACGATTGGAGGGACTGTATGGGGTACGGACGCGATACAACCAACTGTTCGGAGTGCGCCGTAAATATCAACGGGATGTGTCACAGCGGTTATACCCGCAAAACCGTCATCGACGAGATTAAGCGCGGATGGAAACAGCTGGACGAGCACATTCCTGAAAATTTGAAGACCACGAAGTACGAAAAAATGATCCATTACTTTTTGGAAGTGATGGATTCCGTCGCTAAGAACGGCGTTCCGTTGCCGAAGTGCACTTTCAACAATTCGTGCTTTACGGCAAAACCGGATGCCTGCGGGGAGGGGCGCAAATCGGAGACGGATTGCGAAGACGGCCCCGGAGATATGTTGACCGCCCTATTCGGGGACGACGGTGATTAAGGAGACGAATCTTGCCCCGAATGCTTAACTGGTTTAGGAGGTTAATTTGAGCAATGTACTGTCACAAGAGGAAGTAACCGCGCTGCTGAACGCTAAAGCCGACGGCAAACTCGCCGATTCTGCGGACAAGCCGAAGTACGACAGCAACGACAGCCCGATCGCGAGCTATATGACTTGCGGGCATATCGATAAGCTGTATGCGGAAGGAATCGCTGACGATAGGCGTTCCGAGCGCTATTCTAAAAAGCAGATAAGATTGTTTACAGAGTTGTTTGAAGACGTTGTCGAGAAGGTTTCAGGCGACTGTTCGGAGCACCTGAAAAAGAAATGCGAGCTGGAACTTGTATCTGTAGACGAGCTTACGACAAGCGAGTATATCTGTTCAATGTCGAATCCGTGCTACGTGAAACTGTTCAAATTGCCGAAAGCCGCGGATCGCGGGATCTTTGAAATGTCGCCGCATTATTTAAAGATGTTCGGCGCTCCTGACGACGCGAAAGACATCGACTGGAAGCCGCAGCCTCCGACCGTAGAGGAAAAACGAATCGGCGAATATTTCGGCAAATGTCTTTTTACGAGAATTGCCGAGGCGTTTAATACCGTGTCGAGAATAAAGTTCGAGTATGCCGACAAATACACCGTCACATCGCCGCTACGGATTGACGCCGAGTCAGTGACGCCTAACGTGTTATTAGTCTGCATAGAGGCGAGAATGTCTTACGGAAGCGGATTGGTGTCGCTCGCGTTTCCACAATCGTATGTGAATTTTTTACTGCTGACGCAGAATCTTAAAAAGACGTCGGACTGCGTTAGGGACAATTTCAACAAAAACTGCATGTGCTGTAAACTGTTGCAGGATTATCTGAGAAATAACTTCGAGGATTTAAGAAAGATAGAGAAGGAATATTACTACGAGTCATAGCCCTGTTAAGCAAATCGACTTGATTTTTCAGACTGCGAAATGAAAAAAAAAACGGAAAGAGATATATCTTATGACGGCTTATCAAAAAACATATTTTTGGCGGCATGACAATCCCGTGTGGACAGAATGTTATGCTCACGGAGATATACCGACCACAGCCGAGATTTATAACTGGGAGCCGGTAGGGCCTAAAACCGTCGGTCTTAACGGAAAAGAATATTACGTCGAAAGCAGTTTTCCGGGATATTTGTACTCTCCGCCGGTAAATTCGCTGGTAAATTTTTATTTTAATCCGTCAAATAGAACAATAGCTCTGAACTGGTCGTTTTCTTACGGCATCGTTCAGAAGTCTGTCGAATTCAAAGCCGTAGACAAAACGCGGCTTCCGTCGGGCTGTCCCGAATTCAGCGAGGACTCGCTGTATTTTATAATCTCTGATAAAGGCGGTTTAAGCGTAATAGCGGTGCAACTCTGTTCGCCTGACGAGTAGGCGCCGGACTACGGACGTGGTGATTAAGGGTTCGAGTCCTTTATGAAGTGTTTAAACTTAAACTTAAAGGAGGCGTAACATGTCGGATTATGTAGCGGTGCTTGCCATTGTTGTGGCGATAATCAGTCTCGTTCTCGCGATTTATGCCGATAAAAAGTCGAGGTCGGCTTTAGCGCACGTGATTTGGCTGTCGAAAGAATACGGCAAGCTGATTAAACTCGGAAAAGAAACCTTAGAGATTGTCGAATCCAAACCGGTTGTGACGTTGCATACGATTCACGAGGTTCCGGCTGAGAAGAAGGATGCGCTTGAAGCGGATTGATACAGCGCCTCGTCAGTCTAATTGATTTAGGGCGGCCGCCTAACGGCTGTGGCGTCGGTCTCCAAAACCACTTTTCGCGGGTTCGACTCCTGCCCGCCCTGTTAAAGAAAGGCGTAGCATGGTACAGTTAAAACAAAATTTCGAGGCGTACCGTGCGCATATTACGGCGAGCGTCGCGCAAAACCGCGTCCATCCGAACGTGCCGTACGCTACGTTCGAGTCTTGGATTACAAGCATTCTGACGAATGTCGGCGCGATGATTGACGCGGCATCCGCGCGGAATGCGCCGTCATACTCTGCGCCGCCGTCCGTGCCGCCGAAGCTGTACGAGACGATTTGCGACACGCCGCAGAACACGGCGATATTTGAGATGCAGTCTGCAACAGTGCTGCCTCAAACGAATATTTTCTATTAAAATAGGAGGCGTTATGGACGAAATTAACGAGGTAAAATCCGGCCCGAACGACGCTCTCGGCTGCCGTTGCGCCAAGTGCAAATTCCGTGTCGCCGTTGACGGCGGCGGGTTGGAGTCGAACGACTACTGCTCGAACCCTGAAAACCAAAAAACAGGGCTCGGCGTGCTGACCACAGTTTGGCGGCAGACCAAGGAATTGTACGAGCACAACATTCTGACGCATTCGGCGTCTAAGAGCATTGAAAACGCTATAAAAAGCGGTATAGACTATATTCAGGATTACGGCATTCCGCTGAATACGCCTTACGGACAGCGGTGTTTCGTCGCGAAAGAGACGGTTGAATGAGCGATTACATAAAATTGGACGTCCGAATTAACGGGACATGCAAAGCCGCGACGTCCGACGAGGTCGGGTCATGCGACGGTTTCCGCGAAGGCCGAAGCGACGGAGGCAAACGCAGGTGCGCACACCGTCGCAACAACGGCGTCTATTGGACGTGCGACCGGTACGCGCCGCTGATAGATTCGGCGAAGGACTATCTTGAACGTCTTTTCAAGCAATATCCGCCGAATAAGGATGGAGCGTCGGATCGCGTCTTCGAAAACTATAAATAAATTTTGACGGCGAAAGGCGTACTGTAGTAGGGGGAGCCGTGCAGGACGGGCGAAGTCAGGAACGGAGCGGTCTTTGACAATGCGGGGGTTCAGCAGCGCGCGGCGGATCCATGCTGTTCGGGGCCAGCTACCCTACCCCCGCAGGTTTTTTTTTGCAGATGTTTAATGCGTTGAAATATGCCCTGATGCGCAGTCGAGGAGTTCCTCCTGATAAGAGCGAGGCAGCGGGTTCGACTCCCGCCGTCCAACGGCGAAAGCCTGCGGTTAGTAGCTCAACGGCAGAGCGCGATACTCTTTGACGCATTTCTCAGGGCTACTTTATTTTTGAGACATTAAGGCTGCGATGTGAGTTATTGGTTACTTCTATTCGATTGCGGATATAGCTTAACGGTAAAGCGCCCGATTTATAGTCGGGAGATGAGGGTTCAAATCCCTATAGCCTATAACGCTTTTCACGCAGCCTTATCTCTCTTAGGGAGGCGCGGCGATGTGGTCTAAAATATTTTCCGTGCTTTCGGTTACAACTTGCGTTTGTTTTATGTTCGCCATTAAATACCATGCGGCTAACGCCGTTTGCGTCGGCTTAAGCATAGTAAGCACGGTCAGCAGTGCCTTGAGCCTATTATTATTATTAGGCGCGGAATGCCTCTCTAGCGATATTGACGGTGCGCCTGAACCTAAACGCGCAAAGAGCCTGAAAAATTGCCGGATTTGTGCGCCTATACTGAAATGCTGTCGTAGCGTAACAAGGAGCCTCAAAATGGCTAAGTTCAACAAATTGACGGAGCCGCCGGTTAAAACCGCCAACCTGCAGGGATTCCCGGCCTACAAGCTGAACGACGAAGCGACCCTGACGTCCCAGGCGTTTACCACTTTCTTCGGCGAGCCTAAGTTCTACAAATCAGGCGGCGATGCGGACGGCCTCGTCAAGCTCGCCGCGGCCGTCGCGCAAAAGGATCCTGAATATGTCGCGAATCTCGCGGTATATGCGCGAACCGTCTTCAATATGCGTTCGGTTTCGCATGCCCTTACCGCGATTCTCGCGAAACTATATCGACTTAAGGCTCTCGACAGAGATTACGGCAATCAGCGGGGACTTGTCCGCCGCCTCGTGAATAATGTCGTAATCCGGCCCGACGACATGACCGAAATTATAGCGTGTTATATCGGGATGTTCGGGAAACCGTTGCCTCAGAGCTTGAAGCGCGGCGTAGCCGACTGTTTAAATCGAACCGATTCCTACGGTATGGCCAAATATAAGGGGAACGGTCACGAGGTCAAGATGAAAGACCTAATCAACCTCTGCCACCCCAAACCTAAAGACAGGGAGCAGGAAGCCTTGTTCAAGCGTTGCCTTGAGGACAAGCTGGAGACCCCCGTGACTTGGGAGACCGAGCTTTCGGCGAAGGGGAACAAGAAGGAAGTTTGGGAAAACCTAATCGAGGGTAAGCACCTTGGCGGGATGGCCTGTCTGAGGAATCTGCGCAATATTCTACAGGCCGGGGTTTCCGAAGCTCACCTTAACGAAGTTATATACAAAATATCGAATAAAGCGGATGTCTTGAAGAGCCGTCAGCTTCCGTTCCGCTACTTGTCGGCATACAAGGAACTGCAGGACGTCCCGGAAGCCGGCTCCAAGGTTTTCGACGCACTTGAAACCGCGCTGGAGCACAGCGTCGATAATCTGCCTAAGTTCGACGGGCGGACGGCCGTGATCGCGGATGTGTCAGGTTCGATGGACGCGCCCGTCAGCAAAAAAAGCAAAATGACTTGCTCGGAAATCGGTTTGCTGTTAGGAAGCATAGCCGCCAAGTTATCGCCCGACACCGTATTCTTGACTTTCGATTCTGAAGTTTACCCGCAATCGGTGTCCGCCAAGGGCAGGATTCTGAGCCAGGTCAAGAGTATTCAGGGACTGTTCGGCGGCGGCACGGCTGTCTACAAACCTATGGAATACCTTTTAACTAAAAAGATAAAGGTTGACAGAATTATTTTGCTGTCAGACAATGAGGCGAACGTGTTCAGCGCCGAATACTATTACAACAAGTTGCCGTTCGAGACGTTCTGTGACAGAGCGCCGAAAGGCGCTGCCGCGCAAGCGGTCGTGAACTCGTACCGCAAGAATGTGAACCCCGACGTTTGGGTGCACGCCGTCGATTTGCAGGGGTACGGAACCGTGCAGTTCAATCCGCACGACAATCGCGTGAACTATATTGCCGGTTGGTCGGAGAAACTGTTGCAGTTTATACAATACGCGGAAGCCGGAGTCACGACGCTCGTAAAGACCGTGCGCGATTTCAAAATCGACCGGGCCGGGCGCGAGGAAGCGGAAGCGGCGTAATTTTTAACACGACCGAGTAAGACTCTGCGGCTATCCAAAATTATTCGAAAGAAGGTACTTATGGTGTGGCTGATATGTTTTTTACTGATGATGGTCTTAGTGGTTGCAATTTCTCGCATGTGAAGAATCGCAGGGCCGATCGTTTAAGGCCGGCCGTAACAAGCCGTCTGAAGACGGCCGCTCCCCTGCCTCATTATAGACGGAGTCAAAGGTCGCGGTTAAATAACCCGTTTCGACAGCGGCGGGGGATTCGCGAGGGCCTGACATGCGCCTTTTCAGCCGAGTAAGCTCCGTCTTTTTTTTTACGCCGACTGCAACGCCTCGTTAGCCTAGCGGATCAGGCGGTAGCCTTCTAAGCTACATGAGAATGGTTCAACTCCATTACGGGGTGTTTTCTATGACTGTCGTATACGCGTTCCGTTATCTATGGGGCTTGCCGATTATCGCCCCTTGCAAACATTGCAGGGTCTCCGTCAAAGTCTTCCGCAACGCGCGCAACCGCCCGTTCGACGCGTTCTATCTCTGCAACGCCGGCAACGATAAGACGCAATGCAACGGAAACACGGGAGCGTCGCCCGAAGCGGCGGCGCCGTTCGCCGAACCCGAGCGTCCCGAAGACATGATCGCGAAACGCGGCGACGCCAATCTCAACCAGGACGAAATCAGCGCCCTCTTCGCGAAGGCTAGTAAAACATGACCTGCCGAATCAAAAATATCGACGCTGTCGAAGGCATGTCGGAACTCGCCGGCAAAAGCGTCGACATGATTTTCGTCGATCCTCCCTACGGCAAAACCGCCCTGAAATGGGACAATGTAATTCCGTTCGACCGTTTGTGGCCGCAATTCAACCGCATAATCAAGGACAACGGCGCAATCGCGATAACCTGCCGCCAGCCGTTCACATCCGCGTTAATTATGAGCAATCTGAAGATGTTCCGTCAGACTTGGGTCTGGGACAAGGTCATTGCTACGAATTTTATGAACGCCCGTAAAATGCACACGCAGGGATTCGAGGACGTCGCCGTCTTCTACAAGGAGCCGCCGACCTACAACCCGCAGATGGAACCGGGCGAGCCGTACAAAGACGGCAGATCGACTTCGCACAGGACTTCCACGGAAGCTCTATGCAGCCGGGCGAAGTACGTCGCGCAAGACAACAAGGGCGAGCGGTTTCCGCGAGGAATCGTACGAATATCCGCGCGAAACAATTCGCCCGTTCACCCGACGCAGAAACCCGTGGAATTGTGCGAATACTTCATCAGGACGTACACGAACGTAGGCGATACGGTGTTAGACTGCTGTATGGGCAGCGGAAGCATAGGCGTCGCCGCCTTGAATCTGGGCAGAAGTTTCATCGGCTTCGAGATCGACGAAGGCTACTTCAAAACCGCCGAAGGGCGGCTGAAGGCGGCGGGCGCGGAAACCGAGACCGCGCCTGTTACGTAAAAGAAGCGTATTGAATGAATAAGTAGACGTCGGTTACTCCCACTGTAATTTCGCTGCCGTCGGGTTTTTGCCCGGCAGACGGAACGATATGCGGGTCGTAAATAAATAAACGCAACCCGTCCGGTGACCCTTCTTGCAGTTTGGCTTTATATATCCATTTTGCAATACCCCAGCGGGGGTTAGAATGGCGAGGGCAGCCCATAGCCACGCTTACAATAGCCGTGTTTTTGCTGTCGAATATCGGCGGGACTTGAACAACTAACGGCCCGTTATTGTTTATTGCAAATGTTTCTTTACCGCCCGTTACCCCATTGTCTCCGCGCTCGAAACTACCGGAAATTGTCCCGCCCTTCTCCAGTCTCAAAGTTATCGAGTGGTATTGCACGTTTTGCAGCAAGTTTATGTTATTGCCGGACAGTTTGCAAGGGTCGTCGTTTTCTGGCGCGCTGCCGGGTTCTCCTGCTATAGCGTCGGCTATGGAGAGCAAGGACTTCACCATTTGGCTTTCCCTTACGCCGTATTCCCATTCTTTGTTTTCGGAGGTCACGCCCCTGACGCCGTTATGATCCACCGTCGCGCGGTGATCCGGATTCCCTCCGCGCAACTGCAACCCGTCCGAGCTTATCCACACGCCGCTGGAGCCGCTGTCGCGGTTCAATCCTTTGCCGCCCGTAATCTCGAACTTCCGGCCCTGCACGCGGTCGGCGTCCAAACCCCACATGTCCGTGTTCGCGACCGCGCCGACGGTTCTGTCGGCGGCGTCGGGGAGGCTGGTTCCCCACACCTGCGCCACGTTTATGCCGAAATTTCCGTTCGTCTCGGTTCCGCCGTCAAGGAGGTTCTTCTGACGATACCCTATAACCTGATTGACGCGGTGCGCGATATGAGGGCCGTTTTCCGTCCCTATCAAAAGGGAACCGTTATTATAGTTTAATTTATCGCCGTCGGTCATAAGCGCCACGTTGCCGTAATTGCTTATGGCGTTTTCAACGTGTTTTCGAATAGAGGCGAAATTCTCGACCTTGAATTCCGCGCCGTCGAAGAAGCGGAAAACGACTTCGGCGGGATCGGGGGACAGCATCTCCTGCCACTTCGCCACAAGCTCCCGCATGTCGTAGTGGGAGTTCGCGAGAATGTTTAAAACATCGTCGAATGATTTCATATAGGTTCCTCGTCAGTCGTCGTTAATTAGCTCGGAATCGAGATTATCGGTGATAAAATGAAACATCCCGTTATATACCATAGGGGGTTCTAGAGCAGAAGGCAAACCGCTTCCGGTTAGGTGGACTCCGTAGATAACTTCCCATAGCGGCTGCCACACTCGACACACTTCGGCGCGACCGGTATCAGCTAAGATATTCGCGGACGGCGGATACAGTTGCCTAATCTGATGAGATGCAGCATCGCGTTCTGATGCGTTGCGCACCAGTTTCGCGAAACTACGACCTTGCGAACGCGTTTCATGGTCGTTGTCCCACACCCAAAACCTACGGCCCTTGCTATATTTACCGCCGTCTGTTTCGCCAGGCGCGGTAGGTCTGTATAAAAGCGATAAATCTTCCGCTCGATAGAGTTTATTGTCAGTGCCTTTTACAACGTCTCCGGTATCAATCTCGGCTTTCTCGCTCCACAGCGGAACATTACGAAGTCGCTTAGAAGCTACGGCGTATAACTGACTCTCCGTAATATTAAAATTTGCTACCAGCCCATTCGGTAATTTAAAACTTAAATATCCCCAATTTATCGCATTGAAATATGTCTGCGCCAATTTATGTCGCGGGTTGGTTGTTTTACCATCGATAGTTTCAGAGTCGGCGGTAGTCTCTAAAGCATCTAATAAGTCTTTAGGGAAGGGGATAACAAAATCGTATATGCCGTTTAGCCACAGCTTATTAGGGTATACGGTGTTGAAGACATTTACATCCAGGGCTGTCAGATTTTCCCATTTAAAACCTAGCGCTGAGTTGGCATACGCCGCTAGAGGCTTTTCTTCCTTTTCCGTCAAGCGTCCTACAACCAACCTAGTAGACTCTACCGACTGATTGAATTTGATGTGATTGGCCGACATGGAAAAGATCCCGTTTTCGGAATTTCCCCACAGCGCGTCCGCACGGAGCGCCGCCGATCTCGTATGCCCGGCCGCGCTTCTAGACGCGTGAGTATTGAGATATAAGTACGGGCCTGATTTGTCCGTGCCAGTCCCGTCGTCAATGCTCCACACGGTATCGTACTCGGAATCTATAACTCTGTCCGAGCGATAGTTGATGCCGTTCTTGCTCACGGTCAAAGCGCCTCCCGACTTCGGTTTCATCGTGAGTCGCGGATCGCTGTCCGCGCCGCCTCTAGTGAGTTTGATAACCTCCGGGGCTCCTTCTCTGCCGCCTAACCCGTCCCCGTAAACGGTAAGCCCGTCCCAATTATGTCTTGCGCTGTATGCTTGAGCCTTACTGAACTCCCCGTCCGGGGCGTGTTTTATATCCGTCCAGCAAGGGTTTATTTCGGTTTTGCAGCGCCCGTCCTCCAATCCGACGTTCTTAGCGGTTATGCCGCCGCGCTCGTCTCTCAGCACCAGCGTGCCCGGATCGCTCGCGGCGCTCCACACGGTCATCTGTCCCAGCATTTTGGCGAAATTCGGAATAGTATACATGGATCCGTCGAAGAAATGAAACTCGACGCAACCGGGCTCGGTATTGAGCATCTCTTTCCACTTCGACACGAGTTCTTTCACGTCCTCTTGAGCCTCGGACATGAATTTAAGAGCGTTTTCCCACTGCTGAAACGGATGGTTCATTATGTCCCCCTGCCTATTTTGAATTCTTTCCAAATTGCGGAATTTGTGCCGGGTTCCGGGTTGGAAGCGGTCGAAGTCTTGCACCTGTAAAACAGTCTTCCGCGCCACACGACTATCCGGCCTCCCGGATAAAGCTTGCCGTCAAGGGTTCCGTCCCACGTGTCGATCAGGTTGATTATTTCGCGGCTTAAATGCACCCAAGAAATTACGGCCGTCGGATTGGACGTCCCGACCCACTCGACTTGAGCGTTGTTCGGATCGGGAAACCTTTTTAGGCTTTTTAAAAGCTGATTGCCGCTCCAATTCGTACTGTTCACCATAATCCATAGGCGCCCGTCCTTCTTTACGACGTCGCCGCGGGAGTACGCTTTGTCCGCAACGAACTCCCCCTGCAGACTTTTAACCGCCACCTCCGCTATCCGCTGTTCGTTTCTGGCCGCTCTCATGGCTTGGCTTATGTTTTCCAAATACGCCAGCTGAACTTCGGGGAAGCCGTGCGCGTCTTCGGGCGGCAGGTATATCGCGTCAGCCTGCTCTTCGCGCAGCTCTATGTCGAGCGTGTACTTGATCGCCGTCTGATTGTCCAGGCAAATCGGGTGCGCGCGCTTCGAGACGACGTAAAAAAGGAAAGGGTCGCCCTCTTCGCCCGGTATCGGATACCATCGCTGATGCGTAAGCGTCTGTTCGGCCGCCGGCCTCGGCAGCCGCAACCACGCCTCTCCGGCGGCCAACGCGGCTCCGTTGGCGGGTTTCAGGCTTCGGAACAGGCCGCCGTCCGCAGGATTTACGACGACGTCCCCGAATCGGTACTGACGCCCCGAATCGTACTCTGGCGGGTTGTTCTGACAGATCTGCGCGTATATCCCGATTTCGTGAAACCGCTCGAAGCTGTCGTCCTTGACGGAATTTCTGTCGATCAGGATCGAAACCCGCGCGGCGAAATTTCCGTCGCCGTAGGAAGTCCCCGATACGTTGTTTATGGGGATCATTGAACCGTCCGACGGCTCTTCGCGCCCTTGCAGCCTCTCTAAATTTCTGAGGCTGTCGGGAGCGTCGGATGCGTCCGGGTATCCGTCTACGTTCGACAGTTTGGCCCCGCAAAGCATGAACCTTACGGTCGGGCGCAGATATGCGCGGTTGAACTCGCGCGAACCCTTGACGGTTATGAATCCTGGTTTGTCCATACTACAGCCTCCGTTGAAAATCTAGGACGCAGTTCCACGTCCCCGCGCGTCAAGTACAGCGTAAACCCGCCCCCTTCGCGGCCCGCCCCGTCTTTCGGGTCGGTTTCATCGACGGGTTCCCAGTCGGCGGGATTCCGGTGCGGAGGAACCGCGGGGTTCCGTCCGCTCAGGTTTCTGTAAAACAGTCCGTAACGCTTAAAACCGTCTTTTATCGTAATTCCCATGCCCATAGACAGGGTTTCGTCCCTAGGGGCGTCCGGGTCGTATACGTAATATCCGGCAGGATACTCCATATCGGGGAACCACTCGTTCGGAATCCCCGTCTTTATGAAACCGGGACGCCCGTTCCTGACGCGCGCGAGAATAAGTTCCGCGTCCGGCATCCGCGTCAGTCCCCGCCTAACTCGTTGATGAGCTCTTCGGCGCTGTTGATAGCCCCGATAAGCTCCCTGCCGCGATCCGTCAAAATAGCGATCTGCTGTTTGTACTCGGTGATCCTGGCGTCGATTTGGCTGAACTCCAGTCGGTACTTATCCAGCTTCGTGATAAGTTTCTGCCTGAAGGGCGTCGGATCGCCGGTAAGCGCAGTCTCCCCCGCTTCGCGCAAGGGCTTTGCCGTTACCGCCTGAACATGGTTTACGTCTAAATTCGGAGCTTCCACTTTCAACTCTCCTGTGGTTAGTTTGTTTATGGAATAGTTAGGGTCGTACCAGTCGTCTAAAACGTTGCCTATCGGTTTCGGATCCTGCCAGCACCCGATCACGTCTCCCGCGAAGTAATCGAAACCGCGCACGATGATGTTTTTGTAACCGGGTCTGCAGGCGCAGTGCGGCCCTCCGTGACAGTATTCGGGATGCACCAAAGCCATCTCTTCGGGCGTGTAGTACGGCGTGCGGCTGCGCCCCGCGATCGGTTTGAAGTCCTGAATCCGGAACTCAATGCCTTGCGCCTCCGCGCTCGCTTTGTGTTCCAGGATACTCTGCTTCAGATACGGAAACAGTATCTCTTTTATGTAGACGGTAAAACCCGCGTTCTTGAACAGATAGACGGTTTTGTAGAACTTGTCTATCGCGGCTTGCGGATCGGGCGTCTTATCGATAGACTTTCTATGATAAGTGAAACCTATCCTGTCGATGACGTCTTTCCGCTTGACGACTTCGTTGTAGAAGTCCTCGTCTCCGAGGCCGTTCGTCTGAAGCTGAAAAGAACTCTTGCCTAAGTTGTCGAGAACGTTCAGCACGTACTCTTGACACTTAGGGTGGGACATCTCGCCGCCCGAGAGCTCGACGAGGAACTCGCTCGCGTCCGCGAGGTGCTTGTCGCGCCACGCTTTGAACCGGTCGAGCGTGAAGACGCAGACGTCCTCGTACTTTTCAAGGAATTTTTCGCGGCTTTCCGCTTGCAGTTTCCAAGCCTCGGAGTGGAAACAGTACGGGCATTGCAGCCCGCATTCGATTGGAATCGGAAATTCCAAGTAGTATTTCACAGCTAACCTCCTAACTACGGTTGATTCTGTAAGGTTTTAAGTAAAGCGTAAATATCTGTTATTCCGGTACTGTCGTCGTCTTTAGTTAAAGACAAGGCGTTTCCGTTTGCCGTGAATGTAAACTCGCCTATTTTTAAGCTGGCTGTCGTGCCTTGTAAATTGACAAACGCGGATCGACTGTTCGCCGTTCCGCAAATAAGCATAGGCGAGTTACCTTGTATCTTGACTGTCGCGCCGGCCGAGTCTTCCGTTCCGCAAATAATACGGGATCCGTCGCCGTGAACTTGAAGCGTATTGCCGCTAGCCCCCAAACCGATGTTTACGTCGCTACGACCGTGCATACTAAACTCGTTAGAATTCCCCATCATGTGCAACTCGCGTTTACTCTGCAGACCAGTGCCGATATACACATACGAGTCGTTGTGTTCGTCGCCAAAAACAGCGGACACAGCCGGTCTGCTATCGCCGATTCCGAGATATAGCTCGTGCGAAGACAAATACGTGCCAGTGTATCTGTCAAAAGAACCGTATGGAAGCTGAATGCCGCTCCAATTTTCTGAGGATACAATGTCGTACAAGGTCGAACCCGACTCATGCTTCCAGTAGGCGGAGGTGTATCTGGTGCAGAAAGAGTATCTTCCGGCTCCGAACTTCAGTGTCGTATCTTCATCGCCGTTGACACTGATATGAGAATTTTGATCTATACGGGTATGGACGTCCTTACTGAACGAAATGCCACCCCTGGAGTAGACTGTGTCTGTGCTCGCAACTACATGATCGCGGTTTAACACCTCTTTCGAGGGAACGAAACTTAGACAGTTAATACTCTTTTTGTCCCCTCGGTCGCCTATCAGTCCTCCGCCGTTCCAGATAAAATCGGCGTCTATCTTTTGAAAATTATAGTTTAAATCAGCCACCCGGACATTGTCGGTTCTGTCAGGCAAGGCTAAGTCCGCTTTCGGCGTCCACTTCCCGTCGGGATTCAACTCAGGTTTCTCGAAATTGCTCATTTTTTTAGTCTCCTCTCGTGTTACAGCAGGCATATCGCGAAGTTCCGTTATTGCCGCTAATATCCGCCCACCGCGTATTCGCCCATCTCCCCCACGCCGTAGGTTCCATATCCATCCACCGCCCGTCGCTTCCGCAGTCCGCAACCCTGAAATGCGGCAGGTAGTGGTACGAGTTCAGCAGCGACCACCGCTGAAAACCGTCCGCGGCCGCGACTCCGCTTTCCAACGACCCCCACGTCCGTATCTCATACTCCCGCCACGCATGAGGCTCCAAATCCCGCCAGCGTTTGCCGCCGCCCGTAAGCCTTGCCGTCAGTTTCACTTTTTGGAACGCCGGAACCCTGACCTTCAGCGTCGCGTCAGGGTACTTTCCGTCCATATAGTTTTCCCGCCAATAATAACCTTTTATCTCCCCGCTCAAAACCCGCCCGTCCATTTCCGCGTCGGAAACCAATGCGTCCCGCTCCGTCAGCCCGAACTCGGAACCGTCCTCCCTTACGCCTACGGCGTCCGTACGGGAAATCCATGCCCCCATAGGCCCTATGCAGGGAAGCACGGTCAAAGTGTGCGGCTCTGCCCCGACGGAATCCTGCGGCGGAAAAACCCCGAAACTCGACGCGTGGTTTAAAACGCCGCCGTCCGCCCGATCCAGTAAATAGACTTCGCTCTCCATCCTGATCCACGCGGGGATCAGGAACTCGATCAGTCCGCGCAGATGGCAGGTTATGCGCTGCTGCGCTTCGGGATTCGTAACCGACCCGTCGGCGTTCGCGTCCGGCCCTAAAAAATTCGCCAAATGCAGACGGTACATACTATTGTCGGGATTGTAATTCGCCGTCCACAGACGCAACTCTTTCGACAGCTCTTTATAGTACCCCGCCTCGCGCGTAATTACTTTATAAGTGTATATCCATTCCCAATCGTCGGAATCCCGCGCCTTTCCGTCCGAATCGGGTTCGGGAGGCCTGATCGGATTTTCACGGTTTTCCCAATCGCGTTTCTTCCTGAAAAGCAGACATCCGCGATAATCTTTCCCGCCGCCGTTCCCTGTCCAGTTTAAGAAACAGTAGTCGCCGGCTTTAAAATCCTTGTTCGCTTCGCGGTCTTCGTCAGACCACGCTTTTCCGCGTATGTGCGTAAATCCGCCGGCCGCGTTTTTGACTCCTAAACCGAATTCAGGTTCCGCGAAGCTGTCTCTTAAGCGTTCGAACTCCTGATAATTCCGTTTCAGGCGGCTGTCGAAGTCCTTTAACGCCTCTTCGAGTTTAAGTTTTATCGCGGCGTTGAATTCGTACGCCTCTTCAGGCTTCAGCCTTTCGACGTCGGCCTCCAAGTTTATCAGGTTCAGGTACGCTTTCAGCCCGTAAACCGTCCCTCTTACCGAACGGAGCAGGTCGACGACGCCTTTAAGCTGCCGCCTCGAATCGGGATGTCCGAGCAAATCGTAATAGTACCAAGCCGGCACGCCCTTCGACAAAACGAACGCGTCCAGCAGCTGCGGCTGCACGGACTGCAGCCTCACGTATTTGTTAGGATATTGCGTAACCTCTTCCGTCACGTTCTCCCAGACGGACGGCTTCCAAAAACAACGGCCGTCGGAATCCCGATGCGTCAGTTCCGCTTTTACTCCGCCGCCGGAATTCGACGGCGCTAAATAATAAGCCCCGCCGATTTCGCGGATTTCCGACGGGACGGGTTCCGCGCCGCCGGCCTCCCTGTACGTCACCCGCAAGGCCGGACGGCGGTTCAGGTTCATGGACTGCCTGAATTTGTCCGGAGATTCGGCGCGGGCGGCCTCGATTTCGTCGGGAGCCGCGACCCACCACCGCGGAGGTTTGCGCAGCTTGCCTGTTTCGTCCGCGTAGCCCGCGATTTCCGCTCCCGGCGGAAGACCGTCCGTCTTCCCGTCCGCTCCCAGAATCCTGACCTCGCCCTCGGCGTCCGCAAGATCGCCTTCGGAGTACCTTACGTCGGGACGCCACCGCCCTTTTAACCGTCCGGGCGCGGGAGGCGCGTCAAGCTGGAAATAGGTCTCGGAAGTTTCGGTAGCCATTTCCTAAAGATAGCGAAATACCTGAAAATTTACAACCGTTGTATTTTTTGCAAATTTTCGCTATATTTATAACATGGCTACCGCGCGAAAAATCATCGAACTTTACGCCCAGACGCGGCCGAACGGCTTCGATTCGGCCAAAATAGGCCGCGCGGACGCTTCGCGCTTCTACGGCGCGTGTTTCGCGCCCGATCGTCCGCAGACCGGAAACCCCGTCGCCGACCGTCAAAGCCGTTATTTGACGGACAATCTTAAACGGTGTAAGTCGGACGGAGCCCGATACTTTGACCGCGAACGCCCGCTGAAAACGACGACCGCCGATTCTTCGCCGCCGCCTCCGATTATAGGCGGCATGGCCGAAAATTCGGGCGATCCGGCGAATCCGCCGAATCCGTCGAACGCCCCGCGCGAACCTGCGGAAAAAGAGCGCGAACACGACGGAGGCGGCGAAGACATCGCCAAAGCCCAAAAAGACAGTTTAAGCAAATTTTCCAAACCCGCAAACTCTACGTTTCAGGAGGATGTTATGGATGAATTGGACGCCGCGGTTCAAAGGATTTTGAAGCTGTACGAGAACGTGCCCGAAGACGGGTACGGCGAGATCGACGAGGGCAAACGTCTCCGCACCGCCGCCATGATCGGCATGATGGGGCTGTCCGCTTTGGGGGCGGGCAAAGCCAGAGCCCAAGACCACGCCTCCGACTGGGGCAGGTTCCCGTCTGGCGGGGAACAGACGCTCTCGTGGCAGCACAGCCATCCCGACAGCACGGCGAGGCATACGGTTTCGGGCAAAGACAATATCGACAGCCACGTCAAAGAGCGCGGCCATAAAAACCTCGACTCGTTTATAAAAGACATGTCGCAGCGCGGCTACAACACCCGTTTCAGCACCCGCAAAACGGACTGAGGGGGAGCTTATGGCGGCGTCGAAATTCGCGGAAAAGAATTTCGCTGAGTTCGTCGACGGAGACAGCGACATTATCGGCGACAGATTTTTCGATTATCTGTGCAACCACGCGACAATCAGAAAATACCGCGTCAACCAGCGGGAAGAGTACCGCATGGACTTGATAGCCGACAATATATGGGGCAATAAGAATCTATACTGGATATTGAGACGGTTAAACGCGATTCTGTGCATTACCGAGCTTTCGGCGGGAGCGGTGATCGACTATATCGACATGCCCGATTTGGAATCCGCCTACATGCACTGGAAGAGCGTAAAATGATACAGCTGAACAATCAAGTCTACTTCCGAATGGATTTCGGCAATATCGAAGACGTGGTAGGGCCGGAAACGGCCGTCGACGTGTCTATCGCCGAACGGCTCGGCAACGACATCCCGTGCGCCGCCGTGACCTTAGATTTCGCTTCGGAAATTCAAGACTATATGCTGCACGAACTGACTTCCGTAAACATGGTCATAGGGTTTTCGGAGGATGTCGCGGCGCACAGCCGCTGGCAAGTGGCGGGGCATAGAAAATCCGCCGGCGGATTTGTGATGGCTCTTACGTCGAACCGCGACTACGTGAACGTCAGCGGGTATAAAGCGTACAAGAACAAAGATTCCGTCGGAGCGATAAAAGACGCCGTAAAGGAGTATTTCTGCATAGAAGACGCGGACGGCAAATCCACGCTGGAAGCGTCCAACTACAACGATAAGATGACATGGCTGCGAAGGGAGCAGACCGCGCGGGAGTTCGTGGACTCCGTGTGGCTGCATTCGTACAAGGCGGGGAGCCTCATGGTTCCGGGGATCACCGGCAACATTCTAGGCAAAGGCGAAGACAAGTTCGGCACGTTCAGATTGATTGATCTATACCAACGCAACAAAATTATAGAACTCAGGCGCGACTCCAAAGACGCCGAAGTCTCCGTCGACGACGGAACTCCGATGAAAGACACGACCTTGATGTCGGACGACGCGTACGCCAGCAGCTCCGCGCTGTTCAACTACCGCGTGGGCAGCAGAAAGCTTAACCAATTCGACGTCGACACCGCGGACGGCGTGTGCAAACCCGTGGACTCGGAACCGATTTTCAAAGGCGTTTTTAACGCCGCCCCGCAGGCGAAAGACAACGACGGGTTTTACGGCAAAAGTTCGGTTCGGGCTTACGCCGGAGCCGACAGATTCGTCAGCGGCAATGTTCATAAACACTATCACGAAGCGGCGATATTGAACATGAACCGCCTGAGCAAATTCGGCGGGACGTCCAAAATGCTTCAAATCGCAGACAGGCGGAAAGTGCCGATAATGGTAGGGGATTTCGTCAGAGTCCATTCGCTGATTCCCGGCACGTCGATGAATTCCGAAGTTCAGTCCGGGGATTACGTGGTGACGGGCGTTCTTACCAAAGTAGTCTCGAACCCGCAAACGAGAGCTTTCGCCAAGACCTTGCTGTTAAACCGAGACGCGTTGGACATTCAAGAATACGACGGCTTTTTCAAGCCGCCGAAATGAGGAGGGCGTTATGAGAGGAATCGAACTGCTGCATCCAGACGTACGGAAACAAGCCGAACAGCTTGTCGTCGAAGCCGCGAAGGAAGGTTTGCCCGTGCTGATCACGGAAACGTTCAGAAGCCGGTCGGAGCAGGACAAGCTGTACGCGCAAGGCCGAACGACGCCGGGAAAGCAGGTCACGTGGGTGCAATATCCGAATTCCGCGCATAATTGGGGAGTCGCTTTTGATTTTTGCCGCAATGCGCGCGGGAAAGAATACGACGACGACGACGGTTTTTTCGCGCGGGTCGGGGCGATCGCCAAACGCATAGGCTTGTTTTGGGGCGGCGATTTCCGTATTTCGAAAGATAAGCCGCATTGCGAGAGTCCTTTGTATTTTCCGGGAAATTGCGCGGAAACGCTCATAGCTAAGTACGGGACGCCGGAAGAATTCAAGAAGACTTGGGCGGCGTAAGCGAACTTTAAGCGTTAAATCCGCGCCGCCGCGGGAGGTTCCAATGTTCGAATACGGAATTTTGAAGCCGAACACCGGTTATCGAACCGAGGACGCCTGCCCGCTGAAGTTCGGAGGCGGGGGCGACGGCCTAGACGCCGCGGTCAAACATATAATCAAGCGAGGAGAACCGTTCAAAATGACCGATACAGAACTGCCGGAATACGCGGTCGGCAACACGCCGCCGAAAAAGATACGACTGGAGGACGTCGCAGGGCCTGAGCTGCTCGCGAAATATTACGCGCAGGAGGGGCTCGTCGAGACCGACGAAAAGATTGAGCGCCTTTTGAAACTCACCGGAGTTATAGCGTATCGCGCGGATCCGCCGCAGTTTAAGCCTGAATGGCTGCTGAGTCTGCTCGAAGAGTCGGTTTACGACGGGCGTTGGACAGCCTTTTCGGATCGCAAGGATGCTTGCCGTGACATCGGAAGCTAAAACCTATGAAGACTGTCTGCGGGAAGCGCGGAGCGTAAGCAAAGAGCGATTGCAGGAGCTGTACGCCGCGACGGCGTTTCTCGTACGCGGACGGCGGGGGTCTCTGTTGGATTTTAAACCGTGCGGGAGTCCGAGCGGAGCGGACGTGAAATATTTTGCAAACAGCCGGACGGACGGCTGATCCGGCCGTCGAAGCGGTCAATCACAAAACCTCGTAATTGCTGTATTTCAAATCCACGGTGCAGGTCATAAACTGCCCGTCGTTCGACGGATTGCTTAAGACGACGTTCGTAGGCTGCACGTCGAACATCTCAAACGACATCGTCGGGACGGTGCGGCTCCCCGTATAAAGCCACAGGAAGACCCCTCGCGGCAAACTGACCCACTTCCGCGTCAAATGCGAGAACGTTTTAGCCGAGTTCATTCCAAGGTCGCGCCACACGGTGAATAATCTGTAATTTATATGCAGGTCGTCCTCATAGATTACGAGCTGTATGGAATTGGATTGCTCCGCGTCTATAATTTGCGTAGTCCGAAGCCCGTACACTTTAGCGGTCGCCGTTTTCAGCGTAGTGGTGAGCATCGTCGCGGACGTGCATTTGATGTTCGGAGACATTGCGCCTGCGATAGCTTTAGACACGTCTCCCGGTATGAGGCTGATGAGTCCGCTGAGAAGATCGATAGGGAGGACTAGATCCCAGTTGTGAGAGAGCGCGAACCTTTGCGTCCTTAATTTGCCGTAATCTGGAGAAACGAACGACATATAGCGCCTCCTTACACGGTACGCTTTTTGCCGTCGCCCGACATCCAAGTTTTGGAGTTTCCGAGATAGTCGGCGTCGCTGTTTCCGTCCTTATCCTTTATCTGCTGATACGCGGGAATGCCGTCCGCGTTATACACGATAATGCCGTAATTCGCGCTCTGCAGAGTTACGCTGACTTGCTGAAGCGACCCCGATCCTTGCGGATCCGAGATAGCCGCGGATGCGCAAAAAGTCTCGTACAGCGGATAATCTATGACGGACTTATTCCTGTCATGCGTAAGCAGACTGATGACCGCCCCGCTGTGGATCCTGCACTCGGGATTCTGGCTTCCGTCCCAACGGCTTACCGTCAAACTCTTCCAAAGTTCGAAAAACCGGAACAGCCTGTAGTCGTGAGGTTCGTAAAACACCATAGACGTTTGTATCGGCGCGGACGCCCTAGTTTGAATCTGGTGAAAGTGTACGCCGCGGACGTTGCCTTCCACCGTGGAGACGTTTGTGTTAGGCACCGACACCTGCTGGCAAAGGGCTGATATAATCCCCACGCCGTTATTGTACGCGGAGTCGTTAAGCGAGTCGAGAGCGTCGCTCAACTCGGACGGCCAGTCGCTGTCCGCGGTGAGGGACACCGCCCAGTTGTGGGTCATCGCATAGTGACGCCCTTGAATCTGACCTTCGGAAAAATTTATGGGAGAGCTCATAATAAACTCCGCAAGCGGTTATAGGTCTGTCCATGTATACGCGCCGCTGGTTCTTGCCTTATCCATACCGCCGGCGCCTGCAAAAATGTCGAAAAATCCGCACTTTAAAGAGATCTGAACCTTCATAATGTCGGGTTCGGACGACAGCTCGCCGCCGAGATTGCATTTGGTGCAGCAAACGTCGTACAAGTTATAAGTCATCACAACGTTTTGCCTGTCGGAATCCGTCAGTATGATATGGACTCCGCCAGGAATCATAGCGTTAAGATTTTGAGAAAAATCGAATCTGTTTACGGCCATGCTCTTCCAGCTCTCGAAAAACCGGAACACGCGGTAGTCATACCATTCGTTCAGCGACAGATTTATTTCCCGCACCGAGGATTCGCGGCCGCCGGGCTGATGAAACGGAATCCCCCTTACATTCCCGCTTATAATGCCCTCGTTCAAGTTAGAGCTCGGCAGGTTGGACACTTGCGTGCATGACGTGTTGATGATGCCCGCTTCGTTTCCGAAGGCGGGAACCAGCCCCATCAGCTGCTCGGGAAATTGGGTTATCCGCAGATCCCAGTTATGAGACAGCGCGTAATGATAAGCGCTCGTCGTCCGTAAATTGCCGTAATTAGCTGTAACGGGCATAGTCGTCTCCTTAGAACGGATTCTCGGCCAAAGACACCGACAACGGCTGGTCGCTTCTGTACGCCGTAACGTCGACAACGATCGTCCTTGCGGATTCTTTAAACGTGCAATCCCAATTTATGTAAATCTGATCCGTCCCGTACCGATTGTTGTCGGCGTTGATATTGTACTCGTTGATGAACCCCTGCGAACGCCAGCCGTCGGCTTGATTCCGCAGAAGCCCGAGCATCGCGCTCACGGTGTTCTCGTCGTTGTCCTCGAAAATGAAATCGCGCAACCGCGATTCGATTCCGCGTCTGATGCGCTGCCACGCCCACATGACGTGCAGATTCGACAAGGAACTGTCGATAGCCTGCGCGGTTAATTCGTCCCACAGCGTGTACCCGGAATCGTCCTGTTTAATAGGATTCCACTTATACTCGACAAGTTTCAAGCGGTCTTCGTTGTCGAAAATCCGCGACAGCCGCTTTACGCCGCGTAATACGCCGCGCTTATATCCTGAAGGCGCTTTTGCGGCGTTGCCGTTGACGTCGTTCTGCGCCAGAATCTTCGCGACCCACCCGACAGGGGACGTAAAGACGTTCATCGAGGTGTCGCTGTCCCATCCCTCGATCCACTGAGGCCACTTGCAGACGTACGGGGTGTTCATATCGTCGGTATCGAGGTCATCCCAGAAAGACGCCGGGACGCCGCTGAACGCGTCGGCGGTTACAGGCCACGGGACTTTACGGCTGTCCTCGACAACCGACGTAAGGCCTTGCGCTCTGTCGTACTTGCCGTCGCGCGCGTGCCCGAAACGTTTGGCGAAAACGCTGTTCCGAATCTCCGAACCTGCGTTGACGGCGAACCAAGGGTCGCTGCCCTGATCCCAATTACGGAATATGAGATTCAGCCCTTCCATGAAGAGGTTGCTTCTGCCGTCGGGATTGACGACCTGTTGATCCTTCGTTTTGGTCGAATCGTTTTCGTCGGGCACCTGAATTGTCATTTTAAACGTATCCGCGGCAATCGACCCTGACGTTCCCCCGCGCAACTGCATCGGGAACGCGTAGCGCTCTTTCCCGTCGATCTCTTCGGAAAACTTGTCCGGCAGGACATAGAGCTGCAACAGCTCCGGATCGATTTTGGGGTTAGGATTAACCGTCACCTCGACATAGTTAGAAGTCGCCAATACGCTCTTTATGTAGATCGGCGTCCCGGATTTATTGCGGTCTCTCGGGTTGAACGACACGGCGTCGTACTGCTCGACGATCGTGGATGTTTTGAGGTCTTTGCCGATTCTAACGTCGATTGAAAAAATACGCCCTCCGTCGCCCTGTTGAAAACGATCTCTAGGCAAAGCGGTAATACTCTTGTAACCTGGTTTCGGGGGATTTAACTCGTACGCCCAATCGCGCTGGTTGAATACGACCCACACGTTTCCTCCCCACGGGCCTTCGCCTTTGGCGTAAATACGGCAAAACTCGGTTATATCCTGCGACTCAGGATCAACATCGGATACGTACACGACGTCCTTATTCGGTTCCCAGACGTCAACCGCGCTAAACTCAATCCCGACGCCTTTTTCGGCGACGTAAGGATTGTTGACTACGCAACATACTTCAGAGGCGTCTCCGATTTTTCCTTTATCCAACGCCAAGGAAACATACGCGCACTTATTCTCGCTGTTCAGCCTCCACTCTTTGCCTTCGCCCGTCCCTGATCCGACCCTGACGACATACGCCGGCCGTCCCCCCTCAAGGTACTTGTCGAGGTCGTACATGGACTTGCTGAAAGTGCGCCAATTCTTCTTGCCGAAGTACCGCGCCACGTCGCCCTGCGACCGCACGTAATAGATTTGGTGCATAAATCCGCGCTCGGACTCGACAGCGAACGCGGCGGACATCACGATAGGCGAGGGTTCTGACGGACGCTGGGATTTGTCTATAAATCTTACAAACACTCCCGCGTTGTCGTTGACTTGTATTTTTTGAGGCATGGCTGACGCTCCTTCTTATGTTATTTAAACGCTTCGCGTAATTTCGATAAACTAAAGATAGCGAAAACCGCGGAAATTAACAAACGCCGCGTATGCGGAGGTTTTCGCGCGAAACCGCGCGAGCCTCGGACGGCGCCCGTCAGCCGTCCGCATTCAGACCGTCGTGCGTGTTGCCGTAAACGGACGGGTTCGTAAACCGCAGAATGGTCAGCATCGTAGCTATGTTTTTGTCGATTGTATTCACCTTCTCCTGTAAATTTTCAAATTTTTGCTTCCCTATAGTGTCTTTTTCGATGTTGCCCACGCGCACGTTCAACTCCGACAGCGTCTTTTCCAGCGCCCTCGTGTAATCCTTATGCTCGGTGAGGTGGTTTTCGTGCGCCTTGAACAGGGTGTCGGTGGTCTTTTTCATGTCTTCGATGTGGACGTCCTGCTTGTCCGCGATTTTTCGGTACTCCGTCCGCATGTCAGCCAGTTGCGCGTCTCTGTCTTTTTTACGCAGTTCCGTATCTTTCTTCTCGATTTCGGCCTGTTTCGCGATCAACTCCCTGCTTTTTTCGTGAAGTTTGGTCATTCTCACGTAAATCAGAAAACCTATGACGAGGACGACCAACGCCACAATGCTCAGCGGCGTCCACGGCGTTCGGGCGATCATATCGAACGCGCCGCGAGCGGCGTCGGGCACTTTAGGCGGAACATCTTGGGCGAAAACTTGAAAAACGGACAGCGTTACCACGGCTAAGGGATTTAGCGCGAGTTTCATATCGTATCTCTCCGTAGCGATAAGGTGTACTCCCCCATCGATAAAGATAACGAAAACTGCGGAATTTAACAAACCGGAAAACTTACGGAATTTAAAGCGGACAAAAAAAACGCCCTTGTTTTTGAGCGTTGTCGAGAGGCTTGGGAGTTGTCGCTTCTTTAACCGCTATACCGCGCGGGATTCGGCGATTTTAAAATACTTTTCTTCTTTTTCTATGCCGATAAAATTACGCCCGGCGTTCATAGCCGCCGCGCACGCCGTTCCGCAGCCCATGCAGCAGTCCAATACGGTTTCGTTTTCATTGGTGTAAGTTCTTATCAGCCACTCGCACATCTCCACGCTTTTCTCCGTAGGGTGCCTCGTCGCCGCGGGATGCGGTTTCGAACGGGATATTATCGACACAGGGTATTTCTGCCGCGCGCCTTTCCTGACGTCGGGCGCGACCCCGAAGTCTCCGTAATTCTGATTTACCGCCGCTTTGTTTTTGTAAGCCGTGCCGCGGCCGTGCAGCGGCTTCCCGAGCGTAAATTGCGGATTGTACGTCGGGGCGTTCCTATAGAATACCGCGATTTGCTCGTGCACGCGCAACGGCATCCGTTTGGCGTTCAGAAAGCCCGACGACAAAACCTTGTCCCAAATCAGGTCGTACCGGAAATTCTGACGGTTGCTGTTCACCAAATCCACGTAAAACAGCCCCTGCGCGAATAGAGCGGCCGCTCCGTTCGGTTTCAGTATCCGATTGAACCGCGCCCATAAGCCGGGCAGCGGAATCGGGATGTCTTCTTTGTTGGCGGTCACGCCGTAAGGCGGATCGGTCAGAATGAAATCGACGGTTACGCCTTCTTCGATCAGCGAGTCCATGGCTTCGAAGCAGTCGCCGAGAATGAGTCTGTTCATAATAGGTTTCCGGGTTCGACGGAGACGGCGGGGCCGCCCTATACTACAGTACGCTTTCGCGCAGCTATGTTTTTTTTTTACGTTTCAATAAATTTCAAATCCCGCAAACGTACTGTAGTAGGAGGCTGCGGCGATGGCGAACAGATATTGCGAAAGCCCGATCGGAAAAAAATTCGGCAGACTTACGGTCGCCGAACGGTACGGCGCGCGGAAAGACGGACTCGGCATCTATTACATCTGCGTATGCGACTGCGGCAAGACGAAAATCGCGCTCGGCACGAAACTGCGGACGGGCGCGATCCGTTCATGCGGATGCGCCAAAGGAAGACCGGCGGTGCATAAAGAGGGATCCGTATATAACGGCAAGCGCCTGATCGGGTGCGAAAACGGCGTGTACACGATGCGGTGCGAACTTTGCGGGAAAACGTCGCGGATTAGAAATTCGCCAAAAAACGCGCCCGCGTGCGTTTGCAGAAAAGCGCTGAAAACTTACAACGCGCTGTCCGACGACGACGCCGCGCGGATCGAAAACTTGCTGCTGCAGGGCGGCAATATGTCTGAAGTCGCGAATATGACGGGCGCGAGTTACCACACGATCCGCCGTTACATAAAAGAGCGCGGTTTGCCGTACAGCCCCAAACACAGAATGCCGCCGGCCGTGACGGCGGAAGAGTTGGCGCGGCAAGGTTTGAGACTGTCCGACATCGCCGCGCGGTACGGCGTCAGCATCGGCGCGGTGTCAAGATTTTTGAAAAGGCACGGAATAAAATACCGCCCTTCGGACTGCCGCCCGGGAAGGCCGAAAAAATATCCGGACGTCGTTATAGGGCGCAAATTCGGCATGTTGAGAGTATTGGGTTTGGAGCGGATCGGGACGGGCGGTTCAAGGACGGCCGTCTTAAGATGCGAATGCGACTGCGGCAATCTGACTTCCGTTAAAGCCTATGCGTTGCTTTACGGAGGCAAGACGCATTGCGGATGCCGCCGCAAAAACAAAAAGAAAGAGAGGGCGCATGACTAAGAAAAAAGCCGCGGAGCCGGCTTCGCCGCCGAGCGCGAAGACCGAAACCGCCGAACCGCAGGTTCGCGTAAATCGGAAAAACCTTGCAAGGATTAACTGGCTGGTCGAACAGTCTCGTAAAACCGACATGCTTCTCCACGAAAGACTTAACCTCGAATCTTTCGGAGGCGGGGAACGGGAAGAGGCGTACGAAGTTTGTGCGCGTATCCTAACCGGCAATCTTTACAACCCTTGTTCGATACAGCTTCCGAAGCAAGTTTTAGAAAGCGCGCTCTCGGAATACCTGATAAGCGTCGAGCGCGAACTTTGCGAATTAGGCGTAAAGCCGGCGACCGGGATCAATTCAGGGTCTTAAATTCTATTCAAATGCATCCGCAAGCCGAAGTAACGGCTTGTAAAGCGGGAATTAAACGTCAAATCGAACGGCCTGATCAGAATTGATAAGGATTTAGTAGGTTTGAGCAAGTTTTAAGGAATGGCAGTGGAACATATAGAAAAATACGTCGAAATGATTGACGATTGCGAGCATGAAAAGGAATTCCATCAAATAATCGTCATGGCTATTCAGGATCGATGGCGGGCGGACTTTCCCAGCTACGTCGTCCGCAGCGCCGCCAAAGACCGCAAAGCGTACGAAACCGCGCTAATCGGGCCTGGTAAGTTCATATCTCACATCCTGAACGCCGTGGACAGGACTGACTTCACAAGAGGCGGTTATTACATAGAAAACTATCACAAACTCACCAAAGGCGTAGATACCGCCGAAGAGTGCAAACGGCTGATCCACGACATCCTGGCTTGTCCGGATTTGCGGATATGGCTAATCGAGACGATCGGAGGATAGGCAATTATGGACGGAGATACGCCGTGTTGCGAGTGTGTTACGCGGACAGAGTACCGTTGCAGATTCAACTGGTACAGCTATTGTTTCTGAGCCCTTGTTGCGGTTGAAAAATAAAATATATCTAATTAATTGGAGGGTGTGATGGACGAGCATTTGCGTAAACTAATTGATGAAGAAAACGCCAAAATGGAATCCGAAGCCTGCGGTCACACAAAAAGATATTCGTTGAAATTTCAATATGACGGATATAACTGCGTAGTGACCAGAACCGTCTACACTGACGAAAAAGCGCCTAGACACTTCTTCCTCTGCGGCTATATCCATATCCCGAAGTGGCATAGACTGCACGGCGTAGATATTTACGGAGAGGATACGGCGGCTGATGTTGATTTGGTGCGCGACCTTGAAGTGCACGGCGGGGTGACTTATACCGGGAGACGTTTTGACGACGGGGAGTGGTACATCGGATTCGACTGCGCTCATGTCGGAGACCTCTTTATCGACGAAGAGATATTTATGCGGAGTCCTGACAGCCGTTACCGTGATTTAGAATATGTGCAGGAAGAGTGCCGGTGTCTTGTAAAGCAGTTAAAGGAGCTTGGAGATGCCTGACAACCGAGAAGAAGAATTGCGCGAACTGTGCCGTAACTATTTCGAGTTTCACGAAGTAATTAACGAAATGATCGCGGACGGTGTTACGGCACCGTACAGCTCGTTTAATGATCGAGCGACGGCCATACACAGAGCCATTCTTAATCTGTTAGGGATTGAGCGCGAGGACTGGCGCTCTAACGTCAATTTGAGTAATTTCAATAACGCGACTGATTTTGAAAATGCGGTTGTCAATACATATTTAAAAAATCTTTCACCTTAAAAGCGTACTGTAGTAGATAGGAGGCGGTTATGGAAAACGAAATCAGAGGCAGGGCGGTGAACGAGTCGCAGATTAAGACGCAGAACGGGGACGTTATCCAAAGCCCCGTGCGGGTGTCGGCTGACAAAGTCGGCGAAAACGTCGTGATCCGCGACGGGCAGGTTACGCGCAGACTCGATTCTTAGTTTGTTCGAAGGGGACGCCGGGCGTCAGCCCGGCCGAGCAGAGTACGCGCCGCCGGCGGCGGGACGGCGGCGCGCCGGAAAGAAAATTCTGCTCAGGGCGTAACGGCGCCGCTATCCGCTTATCCCCCTTCCGCTTTTAAAAACTTAACTGTGAGGAGAATAAAATGCCTGCGCCGATACACGCGTACACCACCAAAGACGCGGCCGAGATCCTTAAAATTAAACCCCGCACTGTTGTGGACTACATCAACGCGGGTTTGATTAAGGCCGTACCGTGGGTCGGCAAGTCGTGGCTCATACAGCCCAAAGAGATAGAACGTCTTACGAGAACAGGGATCGACACTAACGGTCTGCGCGCCAAGCTGAACGCAAAGCGCGAACGGAAAAATTCGCCCGTCCGCGAAAAACCGCCGCTTTCCGCCGAGCGCGAATTAACCGATGCCGCGGTAACGGCGGTTCCCGGCGGCGCGGCGGCGGTTTTGGCGGCGAGAGCGGCGGCAAACAAAGCCAAAGCGGAGCCTATATCCGCCGCGGAATGCGGAGTTAAACCGTGCGTTCGGCTGAGCGTCGACGACACGCGGTTTAAAACCGCAGCTAAACCGCGCAGACCCGCGCCGTCGAATATCACGGAAAAACCGGCGGCGGGCACTTATCACGGGAAAATGCTGACTCCCGACGAAATCCGATTTATACGATGGTTGCAGTTATACGCTAAAAACTATTACAAACTTTTAAACGAAAAGACGATCGACGGAACAAGCGACCAATGGCACGAACGCTGCAAAGGCATACTCGGAGTAGAAAAAATAAAAAACATAATAATGTTTTTGAGGGCTAAGAGATTTTTAACTTGCGACGGTTGCAACACGTCTTACGTCGTGCGCAACTTACATGAGTTTTTCACCTGCGCTCCGGTCGAAGGAAGCGCTTTGCCGAAAGGTTATAAATATGCCTGAGATAAAAAACGAAGTTGGAGTGATCTCGTATCTCGCGAACCCTGCGGTGCGGGGGGTTGTTAAAAACACCGCGAGACGTTGGAAGTTCGAGGCTCCGCTCGCCGCGCATCTTCAAGAGTATTACACGAACCTGTCTCCGAACTATACGCCGGCCGATGCCGAGCTTGAGTCTTTCCTCTCGTGCAAAAAATGCCAAGAGGGAGAGATCGCGCTGGCGGTCATGGCCAAACGCGCGCATGAGAGCGTCCCTATAGAGGGCGCGAAAACTCTGATTAACAGCTTTTTTCATCATTACCGAGACCGGGCTTTCCGCGTCGCTCTCGACGACTATAACTCAAACGTCGACGCCGATCCTGAATTCGCGATGTCGGAGATGATAAAGATTGTCGCCGACATACATAAAGTCGGCAGCGTCGGTTACGAAGTCGTGAATTACGCCGACATGGATATGGAGAGGTACATCGAAGAGGAGATGAACAAGCCGGAAAACGTAATCAAGTCCAAGTTCAGACATATCAACGACTCCTCGCCGTTAGGCGGCTACCAAAAAGGATGGCTTGTGCAGGTGGCCGCGCCTCCCGGGGTGGCGAAGACGCAGATGATGCTGAACGAAGCCGTGCACATGGCCGAACAAGGCCATAACATCGTATGGATCGCTCTCGGCGACATGAACAAGAAATCGATGCTGCGCCGTATCATGTGCCTTGTGAACCATGTGAACAAAATGGATCTCGGCTGCTGCAATCTCAAGCGGTATTGGACTGACAGATGCAGAGAAATCTCTAAACGCATACGCTTTGTCTACAAGCCCGCTTACGAAGTTCCCGCGAGTTCGATAATCAACATCGTAACTTCCATAGAGTCTCCAGAATTCCCTGTCGACGTCGTATTCGTTGATTATGACGGGAATTTTAAGACCACGGGCGAGATGATGTACGAGCGGCTTAACTACGCTTACGGGGAGTTAAGCAACGTGGCGACGGACGGCATCGGGACGCCCGTCGAGAATTTTAAGCTGGTCTTTGTCGGAAGCCAAGTTAAACCCGAGCACTGGGCTAAAGAAGAATTGCCGGAAGCGTGTTGCGCGGAATCGTCGGGAAAACAGGCCAAGGTCGATTTGATGGTTGCGATTAACTGCAACCAAGTGAATCACGGCATCGGGACTATCAATATCCCGAAGAGCCGCGACGGCGATCTCGGCAAGGTTAAGTACCGTCTCGAGAAATGGGGCGGTATGCGGGGTATAAACGTTGAAGAGTATTATCAGTTCCTAAACGCGACTACAGAACAGAACAGAGATCGTGAAAACCTCACGATAGTTCCGCCGAAGATTGCCTCGGAAGTCCCGTAGGCATAAACTGCGGCCATAAGGCCGCGCACTTTTTATTTAACAAAGGAGTAGCTATGGCTACAGCAGTTAAAAAGGCGGTTAAAAAAGCCGTCAAGAAAGCAGTTAAAACGGCGGCTAAAAAAGCCCCTGCGAAGAAGGTCGCGAAGAAGAAGTAATCTTCTTCTAAACATCTTCGGAAGCAGTCGGGGAGCGTCTAAAGCGTTCCCCGTTAATTAAATTCAAACTCGGAATAAACTCTGATGACAGTTAGAAAGAACTCATGGCTGAAACAGAAGGTTGAAGAGCTGTGGCCTGAAGAACGCCTACGGCGCGAATATCGCAGGGGTTGCATGTGGAACTGGTGCATTGAACAAGGCATACCCGAAGAGAGGATGGATTTAATGCTTGTGGATCTGATGATAGAGCTTGCGGACGAGCTTGAAAAGCGCGGTTTCGAGAGGGAGATCATACCGCAAATTCTAAAACCTGACAATATGCGCAAAGTCTTTGACGTCGCCCACATAGGCGAATGTTTCTTGAAAACTCACAGAGGCGAGCTGTTGCCGACTTGGGAAGGAAAAACAACTTATTATGAATGACATCCCTATGAACGACATCGTCTGCGGAGACCCGTTTATGGGAAGCGGCACGACAGCCGCAGTGTGCAAGGAATTAGGACGGGGATATATCGGAATCGACCTGAATCCGAGGTACGTGGAAATTGCGAGAAAGCGCGTAGACGGAATGGCGATGAACGAGGATTACCAAATGTCGCGCGGAACAATAATGAATCGGAGGGAAGCGTGAGCGGGGCAGGAGATGTAATCCGCGAAACGGAAAATCCGCAGAAAACGAAGCGCGGCTCTTTCGACGACGTTATCCGTTGCGTCACGTGCAGACATTTCGGATATAAGCACGTTACGGACAACGACGATCCTGACGGGTTCGTCATCGACGAGTCGCCGTACTGTTTCAGACGCGGACTCCATAAACCGGAAAACGAAGAATGCGTTTACAAAGGCATGACGCGCCGACAGGTCTACGAGCTGGAAGCCTTAGCCGAACATGAGTTAAAAATATTTAAAAAGTTTAAAACGATAGGCGAACTTTATGCCAAATTCAAAGAAATTCACCTTTAACACGGAGGAGCGGCATTATGACGGATACAAGAACCGTCGTCATTAACTTCGACAACCCGTTGCAGGGATACGCGGCTTTGCCGGCTCCGCGGATTGTCCGCGACGAAGTCTGCCGGCGTCTCGGCATTCGCGAAACGCCGTACAGCAGGGTCGTCTGCTATCTTTGCGGATACCGCTCTTTATCCCCGCAAACGCGGTGGCGCATGTTATATAAGTGGAACGACAGCTGGAGGTTCTCGTTTTTGTGGAGAGAGATAGGACGTCTTTGCGACTACGGAGATCTCAACCAGGCTAAAAGATTCTTTGACTACTGGGATCTTCGCAGAAGATGCAGAACCGTCGAATATACCGACAGCATAGAGCTTGACGCAAATTGTTTCGCCGACTGCGTAAAAGTTACCGCGGAGGATAATTCCGACGAATTCGTCCGACGCCTGAAAGCGCGGCTCGAACGCGACGTCGACAGCCTCGCAAGGAACTTGGACGAATGCGTCGGAAGGCTCGCCGAAGAGATAAACTCTCTTAAACAACAGGTAAGAAAACTTGATTCGGCGTCTTAACTTTCGGTCAACCGCCGCAGAATTGCGCCTGCAAACGCGGACGGCCGGGAAAACGGCCGTAGAGCCCGTTGACCGCCGTACGGCGCCTTCAAAAGACCGGCGGCAGAAGCGATGAAAACCGTCGTCTTCTTGAGCCTACTGTTCGGCGGCATGTTCGCGTTGTACGACGTCATGCTCGCAAGATATTTCGGCGACGAGAGCGTCTTGGAGACTCTCTGGAAACGGCTCAAAGAGCGTAAATAAATTTCGACGCCGTAAACCGTACTGTAGTAGGAGGATGTCGCTATGTCATGGGGATTAAATCGTGAAAAAGACCCGGCGTTGGATAACTTTCCAATCATGCCGATCCGTTTTAAAAACGCGCCGGAGATGTGCTTATATTGCAAAGGCGAACTCGTCTACCCAAGCTGCAACATAAGGCTCTATCTGTGTCCGGAGTTTAAAGACCCTATGAAGTTTCAGCAACGGTGCACACCGATGTGCGGCGTCGATGAGGATTCGATTAAGACGGTCGAATTCAAAGAACTGTCTAAAACCGTGAAATTGCACGGTCAAGATATGGACATCGAACAGATCTGCGAGTATCCGAAAAGACCTCGCAAAGTTATCAAGGAGATGCCGCCGAATGAAGCTGATGTCAGCCTCTAAGCTTGACCCGGGATTTAGAGCGGAATGCGCGCGATTTATCGTGCTAAATCCGGTAATTAAGAAGTGGTCAAATTGCGTAGCATTCGCTACATTCGACCCTTTCGCGTGCATCCTCAAAGGCGCGATGCGGCGTATTGATGTCGTCCCGCAGATTTTGAAAACCCCCAAAGTCAAAACTCCTAAAGATCTGGATATAATGATTTGGTGGGATGATTTAGAACTTGATGACGGATCATACCACTTCGCGCTAATTAACGGGGAGCACTACGAAATGCAGACAGGGTGCGGCGGCGGGTTCAGAAGAGTCAGCGTCAAAGAGGAACATGAAAAAGTTACGCGGATGTTCCAGCATTGCAAACGGGTTCATAGTTTTTATTTGACGCTTAAACGCGATTATTCTCGAAGCCGTAGAAACTACGCCGCGGTTAAGCGGATTTATGACGCTTTTTACGGTAAGAAGTTTGATCGGTTACTAACGATCTTTCAAAGGTGGGATACTATGATTCAAGAAGACCTCAACAAAAAACGGGAGGCTGCATGATTCCAGAAGAGATTTACGTTGTAGAAGTTACCGGTGGAATACATTTTCGCTGCAAAGGAAAGATGAAGCATGCCGAGTTCGACCAACTAAGCCAACGGTTCTACGTCGGATTCGAGTCGGAAACTGATGCTCTGAAACTCGTAGAAAAAGGCGACGAGGTTCTGGCTTACGTCAATTCGCGGCCGCATTTCATTAAACAGCCGTAACGAAATCTACGCGCCCGCTTAAAGGAGCCGCTTTGATGTTCTACGAAGGCAAAGACTTCGTTTGCATGGAGACCGACGCTATCTTCGGGATGTCTTTGCTGCCCGACAACAGCGTCGATCTGATTCTGTGCGACCTACCGTACGGGATAACCCAAAATAAGTGGGATACTTGCATCCCGTTCGACAGGCTTTGGGAACAATACCTGCGCGTGATTAAACCGAACGGCGCAGTCGCCTTAATGTCAGCAGGGGCGTTCACAGCCAAAGTCATTTTAAGCCAAGAACGGCTTTTTAAGTACAAATGGGTCTGGGAAAAATCAAAAGCCACGAACTTCTTAAACGCTAAAAAACAGCCTTTGCGAAAATACGAAGAAGTCGTTATATTCTACAGTTCGCAACCGACTTACAACCCTCAGATGACGCGAGGCGAGCCGTACGACCGAGGGGTTCGGAAAGACGCGCTGACGGGCAGTTACGGAGATTTCAAACCCGTGCGCATCAAGAGCGGCAACGGCGACAGGTATCCGTCCGATGTTTTGTATTTCAAAACGGCTGAGACCGAGGGCGAAGTTCTGCATCCGACGCAGAAACCCGTCGCCCTTTGCGAGTACATGATTCGGACTTACACTGTTGAAAACGAAGTCGTTTTGGACTGTTGTATGGGCGCTGGAACAACCGGCGCGGCTTGCGCAAGGACTAAGCGCAGATTCACAGGATTCGAGATCGACAGCGAGTATGCGGACATCGCTGTTGAGCGAATTAAAAAGGAGTACGCGATATGCGCGACGGGCTGACTGACTTTTCGGATCGTCGGGAGGACGAACACCGCAGGGCTTACGCCGCGCTGTTCGGAGACGGTAGCGAAAACAGACTTCATCTTGAATGGGCCAGATATTGCAGGGAATGCCGATGTTTGCAAACCGTCTCGGCTTTTAACCTTGACGCAAACTCGGTATCCGAAATGAAAACAGAGCTTGAGGTTCCTAAATGCGCGAAACTCGGCGTCGAGATACCGCGCGAAGAACTCGACCGCAAGGAGAAGCGGACGGACTGCCCGTTGGGAACCGACGAAAACGCTTTTTACGTCCGCCGCAAAAAAGAAATCGCGGAAGACCGCAAGGAACACGCTTGGCGGATGTTCGAGAACGAGTTGAACGAGGCGTGGCCCGAGTTTAAGGATCGGATTGCCGCAGCGGTTCGGAAGAAATCGGCGGAAGCCGTGTGATTTTGAATTTTAAGGAGATTTCGCTATATTATGGCTACGAATATCGTGTACAGCAAAAACGGGCTAATTCTCGCGAACGAAGACTGCTTCGGCTTCATGGAGAAGCTGGCCGAAAAGAACGTGCGCGTAGACGCTATCATCACGTCGCCGCCTTACAACTCGAACAAAAAGGCGGGCAAACGCAGCACGAACCAAAACACGGCGGTCAACGGCTATACATATCTGAGATACGACGTGCACGTGGATAATTTCACGTCCGAAGAGTATGTCGAGTGGACTGTGAATCTGTTCAACCACTACGACTCGGTATTGGCGCCTGACGGAGTCGTGCTGTACAATCTGTCTTTCGGCAGCGAGAACCCTAACGACTGGCTCATGGCGATGAACGGGGCGGTTACGCGGACGAACTTCACTCTGGCGGACGTGCTGATTTGGAAAAAGAAGACGGCGTTCCCGATCAGCAGTTCGCCGAACAAAATGACGCGGATCACGGAATTCGTGTTCGTGCTGTGCAGAAAGCCGGAGATAATAACGTTCCGATCGAACAAGCGTTGCACGTCCGTGCGGGATACGGGTCAGAAGGCTTACGAAAATGTATATAACTTCATCGAAGCCGCGAACAACGACCGTTTGAACTGCCAATACAATAAGGCGACGTTTTCGACCGAGCTGGTCGAGAAACTGATAGACATGTACGTGCGGCCCGGAAGCACGGTTTTCGATTCGTTTTGCGGAACGGGCACGACATTGGCCGCTTGCAGGAATAAAGGATTAAAGGGCATAGGCTGCGAACTGTCGGCGGATCAGTGCAGGTGGGCGGTGGAGAACAGGTTCGAGAAGAATATCGACGAAGACGAAGAGCCGTACTTCGGGACGCGCATTAAGGAGACGGTTCAGGCGTTTAAAGAAACGTTCGGCAAAAAAGACTGTAATGCGGAGGCCGTAGCTTAACCGGCGAAGCGCCGCATGCGCGGAAGACGCCGGTTCAAGGCCGATCGGTCTCCTTTAACGGGAGGAAGAATGGAAATCGTAAAAGTCCGCATCAAGGACTTGAAACTGTACGACAAAAACGCCAAGGTGCATACCCCCGCGCAGTTGGACGCGATAGCCGAGAGCATCCGCAGTTTCGGCTTCAACGCGCCTGTCGGCGTCTTCGGCAAAGACAACGCCGTAATCTACGGACACGGCCGAATCGAGGCGTTGAAGAAACTCGGCGAAAAAGAAGTCGAATGCGTAAGGCTCGACCACATGACGCCGGAACAGGCGAAAGCGTTCAGGCTCGTCGAGAACCAGCTTAACCTTGAAACCGGGTGGGAAGCGCTGCTCTTGAATTTCGAGCTGGACGACATTGTGAAATTCGACATGAAAGATTTCGGACTTAGCAAGAAGCTGCCTAAATTGGAAGCCGGTACAAAAATTAAATGCCCTGAGTGCGGGTTGGAGTTTGACGCTCAAGGAGGGCGCGCGGAAGGAGGCTGATTATGACCCCGGACGAGATAGACGAAAAACTGCAGGCCGCGCGGATCGCGATAGAGCTGAAGAACTGGTCGGACGCGATAGCGTTCTTCGCCAACCTGACGCTGTGGTGCTATAGCGAATTCGCGAAAGAAAACCCGATACTGAATTTAAGCGCGGCATACGTCGCAAACACCGAAAGGAGCCGAGATGGCGGATAAGCTGGAAATTCGCGCGAAAAACGTTCTGAGCCGCCTGACGGCGGCCGTCGGCAGGAAAACCTATCCCGCCGCCACGGAGCAGTGCAGGGAACTTCTGATAATATGCGCCGCGTTGTGCGGAGCGTCCAAACAAACCGCGCGGATCGACTGCCCCGATCCGCACCGCAAGGAGGCGCGCCGTGCACCTGACGGAAAATAAATGGGAATGCGACGTCTGCGGACGCGAAATCGAGTTCTCCGCGCGGAACAAACGTCTCGGACTGCGCGTAGACGAGCGAGGAATCCTTATACAGGAAAGCCCTAACGGAGACGTCTGCCCCGTCTGCCGCCCGTTCCTCAAGGAAGAGTTTCTCGGCGTCGCCGAGCGCGTCCGACGGGCTTCGCTGAATATCGAGCCGCCGGAGCCGCCCGTCGCAGTCCCGGACAACATCCCGAAATATGTGTTCTATTTCATCGGCGACGGCATGGGTTACGCCCACGTCAAAGCCGCCGAAAACTACTTCGGAATTTCGGCGCCTTTCGGCGGCTTCCCCGCGCAAGGCTCGGCGACGACATATCCCGCCGACGGACAGGGCTGGGTGACGGACTCGGCGGCGTCGGCCACCGCTTTGGCGTCGGGCGTCAAAACGTTGAACTACCGGGTCGGATTGTCGCCGACCGGGGAGCGGCTGTACGGCATAGCCCATAAATACAGGGAGTACGGAGCCAAAATCGGGATCGCCACCTCGGTGAGCGTAGACCATGCGACGCCCGCGGGATTCTACGCCGGGGCGGAAGACCGCAACATGTACTATGAAATAGGACGGCAGATCGCCGGAACGGGCTTCGACTACTTCGCGGGATCCGGGCTGCTCGATCCTTCGCGGGAATCTCCCGACGCTTACGCGCTCTTGGCGAACGCCGGATACGCCGTCCTGACTTCGCGCGATTTGTCGGAAATATCCGCGCTTCCCGAAACCCGCGGCCTGTTTCTGAAACAGGCCGCGCAATTCGACCAGGGAAGCCTCGAATACGCGTACAACAGACAGTTTACCGGAGATTACGGCTGGGTTTTGGAAGATTTCGTCAGGATTGGAATCGAACGGCTTTACAGCGCGAACCGCAACGGGTTCTTCTTCATGGTCGAAGGCGGGAAAATCGATTGGGCGGCTCATGCGAATCAGACCCTTGTCGCGATACACGAAACCGGGGATTTTTTCAAGGCCGTGCTGCCCGCGATAGACTTCTATCGGAACCATCGGGACGAAACCTTGATAGTCGTCACCGCAGACCACGAAACAGGAAACACGTCGCTGCCCGATCCCGACGGCTGGGACATCGCGTGGGGGAGCGGAGACCATTCGGGGCAAAACGTTCCGGTTTACGCCATAGGGAAAAACAGCGGATTGTTCGGCGGCGATATGGACAACACCGACATTCCGAAACGCATAATGAACGGAAATTCAATATGATGCAGATCGTGCGGCTCAAAACTAACGACATCAAGCCGTATCACAAGAACGCCAAAGTTCATACCGGCGATCAGATACGGCACCTGATGAACTCTATCAAAGAGTTCGGCTTCAGCGTCCCCATAGGCGTCGGCGGAAAAGACAACGTCATCGTCTGCGGACACGGACGGTGGCTCGCCGCCAAAAAACTCGGTATCGAAGAGATTCCCTGCGTTCGTCTCGACCATCTCTCCGAGGAACAGCAGAGGGCCTACCGCCTCGCGGACAACAGCGCTTCGATGATGACGGGTTTCGATTTCGGCAGACTGGATTCCGAAATAAACTCCCTGCTGAATTTCGACAAGGAGCTGTTCGGCTTCGGGTTCTCGCCGAAGGATTCTGACGACGGCTTCGGATACCCGACCGCCGAAACCAGCCCGAAGGCCGGGGGCAAGGGCGGCGCCGGCTCCGACGGCGAAGGCAGGAAGAAGAACAGCAAGCCCGCGCAGTACAAATGTCCTGGATGCGGACACGCGTTCAACCCCGGGTATGAGGCCGCCCTCGCGGAATCCGAACCGAGCGCGGGAGACAGCCTTGAAGAAGCGCTGAAAGAAGCCGACTTTTAATCCGAAAGGAGTCTGAAATTATGAAAAAGCTGATGGACAGCAAACCCGACGTCAAGGCGTTTCTGGGGAACAGTTACGATAAACTGAAAATTATCGGAATCGACCCCGACAGCATTGCGACATTAAAAGACCTCACCGATCTGCTGATGATTCTGAAAGCCTTGGAAAGCGAAAAAACCGCCAAAGACTACATTGACGAGCAGTACGACAGAGAAGCTTCGCTGGAGCTTATGAATCAGGCCGTTTCGCCGTCTTCACGCGAACCCGGCTGACGGCGCGGAGTTCATCCCGTTCAGGAACGCCCATAATTCGGCGGGGAAAGCGTTCCCGCCGCCTCCGCCCGAAGACTGCGGGGCGTTGTAGACGTTCGTAGTGCTCCCGCCGACGACAGTAGTCCCGCCGCCTTTGGATCCGCCGGAGCGCAAATCGTCGGCCGTCGCGAGCGCGGGCATCGGAGCGGGCGTCGGAACCGGCGGCGGGTCTCCTTGCGAGGACAGCGTCGTTTTGTCGTCTTGAGGAAGAATGTTGAAATGCCCCTTCACTTCCGTATTGCGGTAGCCGTGCAGACCTAACGGTTTCGCGAGGCGGTTTAAGTTTCGGTATGCCGGGTCGCCCCAAGCCTTGCCGTTAATTTGCAAATCAACCGCTCTTCCTGTTTCGTGCGTCGAATACCCGACCCAGTTGAGTATCTGATCTTGGCCGGTGCCTGTTTTGCTCGCCGGCCATTTCCAATAGCCCTTAGTTCCGGCGACGGGTTCCCCGTACTTGTAAGTATACTCCCGATACAGCCTATCGATGTCTTTCGGCGTCCGCAGCCCCGAATTCACGGTGAGATTTTCGCCGGACTGCCGCGCCAATTCTTCTATGCGGGTCTTAAGTCCAGGCTGCAGTCCGCCCTCGCGGTTATTCCAATTCAGTTGCCCGCCGCCTACGGCTTTGCCCTTAGCCCCGAACAAGTCTCCGAGGCCGCCCCACATTCCGCCGAACAGCTTCGACAGCCATCCCCCGCCCTCCCCTTGCGTCCCGTCGTTCGGATCCCATTCGTCCACAGTCTCGTACTTCCCGTTTTTCAGGTACGCCTTTTTTCCGTCGGGCGTGAACGTCCTGAACCCTCGCCAATTCGGGTCGGCTGCCGCTTCGTTGTCGTTTACGCCAATGCCGCTGTTGCCGATACCTGCGGATACCGCCTTGTGTAACGCAACTTCCGACATCTGAGCGCGGCGTTCGAGTCTATGAGCATTCGCTGCGGCTTCTTCCCTCTGCATCTTCGCTTTAGACATCCACATACCGCCGCTAGTCCACCCTTGTTTTCTGGGATCCGTCGGATTCGGGCCCATTGCGACGTCTGTGCTTAAAGCCGCAACGTTTAGCGGGATTCTTTCGCGGGAAGCCCCCGCGCGATCCACGGCTACGGAGTCGCGGATTCCCTGCGGGACTTTCAGGGAGAATAGGTCGGGCGGCACGTCGCCTTCGTTCGTCATGGTTTTAGCCGCGCCTTTAAAACCTCCTACGGCGTTGCCGACCACGCCCTTTACTCCGCCCTTTACGGCACCGCCGATAAGTCCACCTCCCAGATCCGCTAACACGCCGAGCGAACTAAGCATTTTGTTGACAACGCCTTTGCTGCGTTGCATTCTATCGTCCCCCTTAACGGAGCCGTCCCAAAGTCCGTCAGCCGCGCCTTTGAACGCGCCCCCTACGGCGGCGAAAGGCATTTTCACGGCAGTTTTAATGCAGCCCCACAGCAGACTCGGGAGTTTTTCTATAGAATTATCGAACATTTTCGCCAACCCGGGGCCTACAGACTTGCTCCAAAGATCTGAAGCCCCTTGTTTTACCGTCGGCCATATCTTCTTAGTCCAAAAATCCGTAGCCCATTGTTTTACCGGCGGCCATATCTTCTTGGCCCACAGATCGGACAGTTTCGGAATCAGCTGATCCCAACTTTTCGGCAGCCAATCCCACACGTTCTTAGCAAAGGTTTTAACGGTGCTGTACAAATTCGCGATAGGCTTCCCTAAACGGTTATCAATCTTCTTCCCGATTTCCATGAGAGGCTTACCCAACGTCGCGCCGAGAACGGCGCCCATCGGCCCGAACAGCGCGCCGCCTATGCCGCCGCCGATCATGCCTCCCGCGCCCTGTCCGAGGAGCGCGCCGAGACCTACGCCGAGTCCGGCCCCGAGCAGCCCCCCGCCCGCGACGCCTTTCTGACCGCTCCCGCCTCCCGCGTTGCTTGGCGCGCTTGATGCCGCCGCGGCTACCGGAGGCGCGGCGGACGCTCCGCGGTTCTGACGTTCGGCGACCGCAGCCATCTGCTGATCGAACATGGCTTGCTGGTGCTGAAGTTGCCGCATTTTCTGCGCTTCCTGCCCCATCTGCGTTTGCATCTTTTGGTATTGCCGCGTACTTGACAGCATCGCTTGCAAAGTTCTGTTTATGGCGTTCACGGCGGTCACGATGGATGCGGTGTTCGCGGAAATTCTCGCGGAATGCTTGGCGCCGGTCTGAAGAAGCGGAGTCCATCCCTCGGTGTTTTTGGCGAGGCTGCCCACCATCTCCGACGCGTTCTTGGTCAGGATGTTGGTCGCTTTCCGATCTTTGTGCCGAGAGCCGTCTTGGTTTTGGGTGGCGGCGTTAAAATCGCCGCTGCCCGCGACCAAGGTCGCCGTAGGATTCGCCATTTACATCACCGCCTCGCGTTTAGATTCACGCCGTTATGGAACTCTGAGCTTCGTCAAGCCGCTGTCGGGTTTCGATAAACCAGACTAATTCGTTATACGGACGGTTATTCAGATCCATGCCCAGCCCCAAATGTAATTCTAGCATCAAAAGATCCTCCATCTTCACGAAAGGGCTTGATCATGGATACCCCGGATCCGACCCAGTACTTACCTTCAAATCCGCATTTAGGGCACTTAGCGGTTAAGGGTGCGCTGCCGTGATAGAACAAGCTTTGCAACTTGTTCACCAACGCTATATCGTCGATGTCGGTAAGATTTTCGAGAATCTGAAGAGCCGCGCTCGGAAGCATCGCGATCCGCGCCTGGCAAGCCAACGTAATCAGCTCTTCGGAAGAGTTGGGAAACCGTTTCTGCAGCTCCTTCGCGGTATATATGTCTTTGACGCGCGGAATGTCGAATTTAAATTCAGTCCCGCCCAGTGTTACGACGACGGGCAGCTCCGGGATATTCAAATCGTCGAAAGTGAACATGCCGTCCCTTGACGTCTTATGGTTAAACACTTCCCCGCATGATCCGCAGGTAACGTCCATAGTCCACTCCATGATTTTGGACGTCATAACGTTCACGAATGACCCGATAAACCAAAAATCGAATACGGAGAGTTCCATAATATTTATATTGCGGATTTTGTTTTTAAACGCGTCTATGACCTGCAATTCGGTAAGGCCTGACGCCAGGTACTTCAGCTCGCCCAACGTAAACGCGCAAATCTCGATGTAATCGACGCCGCCGTACCCTTTGAAGCCGGACGGCAGTTCCGTAATCGTGTGGACTTCCCTGTCGCGCGGACGATCCTGCCGCATCGGCGGCGGCGATGCGGACGGCGCGGACGGCGGGAGTTGCGCGGAGCTTTGCGCGGCGGGATTGACGGACGCGGCGTCGGGAGCCGCGGACGGCGTTTTGACGGGGCGGACTGTCGGTTGTCCTATTGCCATTTTGAAATCCTCCTCGAAATATGAAAAAGTTTGAATTAACGTCCTATCATCCACGGATAATTCGTATTAGGCGCCGAAACCGTCGCAGCCGCGCCTTCCTCGCCCGCGAGAGCCTCCATAAGCGTCTCCTTGTCTAAATCCGGATTCGACTTAAGCGCCTGCCGCATCATACCGCGTCTGCGGTCTTCGGCGGTCTGCCTTCTGTCGGATTCGTCCGCCCCGACGGTCAGCGGATGCCCCCGCTCGAAACCCGCCACGTTGCATATCAGAGAAGCCGTTCTGAAACCCGTCGAGTCGGACGTCCCTGAATATTTAGGCTCGGCCTGCAGATAGGCGTCGAACGTGTACCACTCCAAAACCGATTCGTTGTACCTGATCTTGTTTCTGTCCAAAGCGTCCGCGACGGAACTTCCCGTAGACCCCATGCCGCCTATCGCGCCTTGCCCCGGAACGTCGTACAGCAACCCTAAAAACGCGCGTTTGACTTTGAACGGCGATATTCTCTGAACGCGGATTCTCTGCACCGGGTTCACGACTTGGTACTTGCATATAGCTTCAGCGTTTAAGTTTATCGGCATCGTGCCGTCGGCCATATACCCGGACATGCACCAAATCTGAAGAGCCTGCTCTATCACCATGTGCGCGTCCAAATACAAAGTAAACTGCAGAGACGGAAAGCTCAGGCTCGAGTTGTAGTATCCTATCTGCTGATCCTGTTTGTAAGTAACCATTCCCGGAGTGAACTCGCAGCTCTGCGCGAACAGATAGCCGTCGTATAAAATCGTCCCTAACTTTTCGGCGATCCGAGCGGCGGCGGGATTGTCGATTCCCATGGCTTTTATCTCAAAATCCAGCGTCTCAAACCGTATGCGCCAGTCCACAGTCCTCTCGAACTGAAACTTATTCAGCTTGTCTTGCAGACCCACGCCCATGACGCACCCGTCCTCTCGGAGATTATTCTATAGAATATAATCAAAACGGCGGAAAAAAACCAACCGCCGCACGGCGTTTCGAGGCTCGGCAAGGAGCTTACGCGGTTGAAACCGCGATCCGCGCCATTAAAGGGCGTAAGCCGGCGTCCGGGGTGACTCCGTTATATTCGACCCGCAACCGTTTCACTTTTCATGGAGGACTCGACATGGCCCGTAAAAAACCGAAACGCAGGGTCGAGGTGCTCTCGACCTACGACCTGATGCGCCTGTTTCCGGACGAAGAGTCGGCGGCGACGTACCTGACGCGCATCTTATGGCCTGACGGCCCCGTCTGCCCGTTCTGCGGGAGCTACCGCCATACCGGGTACAAAACCGTCAAAAAGCGAGGCATGTTCTTCTGCGGGGACTGCCGCAAGGATTACAGCCTCCGCACGAACACGATCTTTCACAGGTCGCACATCCCGCTGAACAAGTGGCTGTACGCGATGTATCTGATCGTTACGGCGAGGAAAGGGATCTCTTCGCTTCAGCTTTCCAAGGAGATCGGCGTGACGCAGAAGTCGGCGTGGTACATGGGGCACCGAATCAGGGCGGCGTGCGGAAATCAGGCGCGGCGTCCGCTGTCGGGGACGGTTCAGGCGGACGAGACGTATTTGGGCGGCAAAGAGGGCAACAAGCACGCCAACCGAAAAATGTACGCGGGACGCGGGGCGGTCGGAAAGGTTCCGGTCTTCGGGGCGGTGGACTCCGCCGGGCGCGTCGTCCTGCGGCAAGTCCCCAAGACCGACGGCGAGACGCTGCGGGAGACGCTTTTGGAATGTCTCAAAGCGAACGCCGTGCTGGTTACGGACGAGTCGAGGGCTTACGACGTCATGGACGAACATTTCGAGCACTTGACCGTTAATCACTCCGCGAAGCGATACGTGGACGGGAAAGCGACCACGAACTCGATCGAAAGCGTGTTCGCGACGCTGAAAAGAGGTTTTTACGGGACGTTCCACTCCTTCACGACGCGCTATACGCAGCTGTATCTCGACGAGTTCGCGTTCCGTCTGAATCAAGGGAACGTGCGCCGCGACACCGTAGACAGACTCAGATCGCTGATTCTGGGCGGCCAAAACAAGCGTGTGACGTATGCGGAGATCTCGCAAAGACGCGCGCCGGGACTTGAAAAATAACCCCGCGCATCCGGGGTGACTGTATTATATTGATTTTGAAGGCCGCGGGCGGTAGGAGACCGCCCGTAAACGCAGGTTCACATACACATGGAGGTTTAGCATGAAAGACAGCAGTAAGACAGACGACATCGACGAGGTGTTGGACGAGGCTTTGGACAACGATTTCCGCTCGGTTTTCGAGCCGGACATGAAAGACTTGTGCAGGGCGGTGTTTTTATTCGTGGAGATGCGGTTTAAGCTGAAACATCATAACTTGATGACAAAGGACGAGGACTGCGACCTGAATACGGCTTTCGGAGTGATCGCGGAGCACTTGGAAGCCGCATATCCGGGGTTCAGGAAGGCGCTGATGGGCTAGGACGGCGGGAACGGCCGGAGGCTTCGCGGCGGCGGGGCCTCCGGAATATTTGACTTTATCGGAGGCGGACGGCTATTTTAACTTAAACGCGGATTCGGCTAAGGCGCCGAATCCTATAAAAGAGAGGCCGCCGTTCGACGGCCTCCCCGCGCTGTAACGGTACTCAACGTCGCGCGGTTTGCGCGATATAGACAAGATAATATTTCGCGGGGCGGAAGCGCAGGTTTTTTTTATTTTTTTTTGATTTAGGCTTGACAAATCGCTTACACCGTTGAACTCGCCCTAATCCTCATGCATGAAACAGCTCCTCTGGAACCCGTTCCCACTCTGACGGAGGCGAATTAATAGACTCTGTAATGGATTCCATCATTCCTGGAATCGAGTTCAAGTAGTCCGTGTCATTATCATAGTCAATGAGCTGAGTTTTGAAGTAAGTTTTCATCTCGTCGCAAGCGATCTCGGAAGGATTTCTTGCGCAAGCCTTTACCCGAGGAACATCCTCATGTGTGAGATCTCGGAGTTCCCGTGCAGAAAACTGTCCGTAATTCATGTGCACCAAATCTAAAACTTCGTTAGTTCCGTCATTAAAAACGCCATGCGCGTCTGTATCGCAAGGTATCGGAATTGCGTCGGAACCGCACGACTTATATTTGTGATAGAGCGGAACGCACACAGGGCCGTGCTCCCAAGCCTCTATAGGCTCGTTGAATAATGGCGAGTTCTCCATTGCCAGATGAAAACCTTGTGCATAATAGACGAGTTTCTGCAGTTTTAAATTAGACATCAGATCCCC